CGCTGACTTGCAGAAATCGGAATAAAATAATCTTCCAACTGCGAAATAGGATTGTAAACCGAATCGACGCTCTTTGCAGCCGGGTTGCTGCCTAAGAATTGTGGAATACGTTTTTCATTTAATTCATTTTTAAAGTTTTCAACGATCCATGACGATCTATCGTTACGATTCATACCAACGTCGATATACCAAACATTACGGGTAGGCGCGCGTTGAACTCTATGAATAACAGCGGCATCTTCTAAAAGCTCCCGTTGTTTAAATGTTTTATAAATCTGTTCTAACCACGATTCACCGAATGGATACATCTGTTGATAGCGATCAGTTGATTGTTCATCATAAGAAGCGCCAGCAAATTTGCCTTCTGATAGCGAGAGTTGGATAATATGAATAGTCGGGATAACTTTAGCGTTTCTGACACCAGTGCCAGCGCCATTTACCGCCTTAACCATGTTATTATATTGGTCATTTTCCAAATCAATTTCTAAGTTTTCGATATTGAACCTGAAATTTTTTATGACCCAACCTAGAATATCACCGGAATTTTTCTCAATGACCGCCCCTAATACCTGTTTAGGATGCAGCGTGTATAATTCGAATGTTTTAGGATCACGGAATAGAAACCAATCACCGTATTTGATGACGTTTCGGATCATTCTCATCATTCGGTTAAAGAACTGATTATCGGCAGACCACTGGTCTAACGTCTGTAATATGGTTTTGGAAATTTCTTCGGTAGCTTCTTCTGAACGCCAATTTATTTTGAAATAACGTTCATTGATATCTTTTTCCGTACAATGCTCTGCAATGATGTCAAGAGCGCGTGAAATATCTGAATCCTTATCCATCCAATCATACATATGATAACGCTGTAATCGATCAGCACGACCGCGATAAACAGAATTAATAATATTAACGTTCTGAACATTTGCTCTAGAGTAAAAATTTTCTTCAAATGGTGAAGAACCATGAGCCTTTTTTCTCTTACGGAGAGAAGAACCCGGTTGTACCAGTCTAGTAATACCCATTAATGTTTCCTATAAATTTTTGAGGATTTTCTTTTTATTTAAAAATTCAAGTCACGATTTGACTTAGCAATCCAACTATGCTATATTTACAATAAAAGGTCATGGATTCTTATATAATGAAGTTTTTAGATAAAAACATAGTGGGATTGTCATATGAGGAAGAAATTTCTCTAGCAAAATCGGTAATGAATGCTTTAAAGCAGAAGTTTATTGACGAAGATTTTGAAAAGTTTCTCACCGAGCTTTTTTTTAAGAAAGCCGAACGGGGCGCTCCCATCAATATAACCGAGTTGGATTATATTTTAGGGAAGTACGAATTCTATAAATTTACGTTTCCTATTTTAGAGGAAGACGGAACCTATATTGGTAGTTCCGAAATTAAGAATTTTCAAAAGTTTGGAAAGTTCGACAAAGAAGGATTTTCATATCGAATAGCTAAGCAGGTATCCTATGCTTGGTACGAGATGTGGAAGTTGGACGAAAGATTTCAGAATTGCGCTGGTATCTTTGCTTATTTTCCTGACTTCAATAAGGATGATCCAGATGGAATCAAGGCAAAAGAGAAAAATCTAGAAAAATTGAGAATACAAATACGAGAAGAATTTAATCAAGAAGTGACTCGTATTATTGCAGAACATGATTTCGACATTGACGAAGCCATCATGTGGGTATCTGAGTATATCCCAAATCCAGACAGTCCTGATTTCGGATTTGACTAATCATACAACAAAATTTAGATTAATTAAAGGGGGCTTTCGCCCCCTTTTTTTTGTTTCCTAAAAGAACGAAGTGAAAGGAGAACTGCGCGCTTCTAGCGCTGCCGCGATCTTTTCGCTTCTCTTTAGATTCTTTTATGAACGAAGTGAGTAAAAGAATCTAAAGAGATTGAATTGATAAATTAAAGTTATTAAATGATTCTTTAAAAGAACTATTAACCTAATGAATCTAATAATAGGGAGCTTTTTTGGATCGTCAAGGGGGTAATGAAAAATATTTTTTTAGTTTCGTATATTCTCTTGAAAAGGGTGGATATAGGAATATAATTATATATGTGCCCTAGAAAGGTTTTAAATGAGCAATTTTCTCATAGATGATTTAATGAAGTCTAATCCAGCAGCTAAATCAGTCGCTGTATCGTTACCAACTAACGCTGAGTTTTATAACGTGGGAGAAGTTCTCTCCACAGAGGCTGATCCCGCTAATATAGAAATATTTCCTGTTTCGTTATTGGAAGAGAACATGTTCAATGATCCTTTCCTAATCCTGTCAGGAAAGGCAACAACCCAATTAATTAAAAGGGTTGCACCTGAGGTCATCAACCCTGATAAACTCGCTGAAGTGGACGTAGAAGCTATTCTATTGGCATCACGGCTAGCTTCTAACGGAGAAAAGCTTAGTGTCACACACGTATGTCAGAATCCCACAGTTAAAGAGGGAATTGAATTAGATGCTCAAAGTGAACGCAAGGATGAATTTTTCGAATGTCGGAATAAAACAGACATACAAATAAATTTGTTGCAAGAGATATTAATCAACTATCGTCCATTTAATGAAATTGAAGGATTTTTAGATAATTTAATATGCGTATTACCGGGTTCAAACCAAAAGGTTTACATTAAACCGATATCTTTTGAAGACGGGATGTACCTTTTTAAGAAATTATACACGACTTATGAAGCTGATAAGAATGAGAATTTTGATATTTTTGATGAGGTATCTGTTGAAAAATATTCAAATAAATTTACCGAGATGCAAACCCTCGCAGTAGAAGCGATCTTATCATATATTATGTATGTTGAGAGTTCGTCTGGACAAAAAACATCAGACTTCGATATTATCAGAGAATGGTTTGGAAAGTTGGACAAACGTCAAGTTGACGCCATCCAAGAAAAAATATCCAGTTTAAAAACTCATATTGAGGGTTTGGCAAAGGTAAAATATACCTGCGGATCATGTGGGCATGAAAACACATTTAGATTGGAGTTTGACCCGCAGAAACTTTTTACAAAAGCGGTGGACACCGTGACGCCGATTCAGTCCTCCGCGCCATTGAAGAAAACGGCAAAAACCGAAAAGACATCATCAAGAATCTTACAAAGATAAGCCTTGGGTTCGACGGCGCAATGAACTACGAATCTCTTAAACGTTATCCATCATTTGAGATAGATTACATTTTAGAGGCTTTGAAAGAACACCGTACCGCAGAAGCTGAAGCGATAGAAAAAGCGGGGAGAAAAAAATAGGGAATAGGTTGTTCCCTATTTTTATAAATATTATTTGATTTAAGGCAAATTTAAATGATTCAAACTTCGCTAACAGAAGAGCTATTAACAGAATTCGGATTTTTGAAGAAGCAGAAGGCTAAAGCACTCGCTCAAAAATACGCTGATCACTTTGAACAAATGTCAGATGAGGATAAAAAGTATTGTAAGGATAACGCTCCTGACTTCTTTGCGGCAATCGTGTTCAGATTTTATAAAGCAAATTATGAGAATTATGCTATCCCAACAGAAGATGCAAAATTTATAGATGACAATTTAGATAATTATTGGTCTAAATTCATGTTGAACCGCTTCAGTGCGGATTTACCGATGTCTGTTTTGTCTCTTCGTCCTAACGATATGAGAATGTTAGCAAAAGACGCCACACTTGGTCCAAAATATTATGAAACTTTATTCGAGGTTCTGAAAACCAGTCCAGAAACACTTTTCGAAAAAAGTCCTAATGACAACAACTTAACGATTGCTCAGAAAAGAATTCTAAATTCAGATTTGGCTGGTAAGGGATTGTTATATAACCAGACTGTAGAATATTATAGGGCGCGTAATCAATTTGAAATAGACCCGCGTTATGATATGTCTAAGACAGGGAAAGCGCCGCCGCCAAAACCACAACCCGGCGCGCAACCAATACAACCTAATAATCAACCACCCGGAAAGGGAAAAGCTGGCGCGGCTCAAAACGCCCCACCACCACCCTCAACGCCTAAGATGGTATTTTCTAATAAGATAAAAGATCATGATATTAATAAACAGAACAATAGACATCTGAGCGATCAGATTATTGATGAAATTATCAGTGACCCGGCATTATTCTTTTACGGTTCGGAAGATGATAAAAGAGTTGCTAAGAATATAGTATTAAAAAATATTATTCCTCAGTTAGAAAAACAATCTGGTTTTCTTGAATATTTTTATGATTGGCTTAAAACTGGGCATCCTAAGACGCGTGGTCAATTAGATAAAATGCAAGATAATTTGTCTAATTTAATGGTTAAACACCGGCAGTGAAAAACACATAAGTAATTCATAAAGGAATTACTTATGAAAGTATTAGGGATTGATCCGGGGTTATCTGGCGGGATTGCATTTTATGATGTGAGTGAACTACATGTGTTTGCTACACCAGTATTTTCAGTAATCTTTACTAAAAATGGTAAAAAAAAGAAAAGAAATGAAATGGATTTGAAAAAAACCGTTTCATTGATTCAAGAATTTGCTCCCGACATCGCAATCCTCGAAAGTGTGACGGCACGTCCCGGTCAAGGCTCAACGAGCATGTTCAGGTTTGGCGAAAATTTAGGGCAGTATGAGGGTATATTATCTGGATTACACATCCCCTTTTTCAAAATAAGACCACAAAAATGGAAAGCAGCTTACAGTTTACATTCTGATAAGAATGACAGCTTGGCGCTGGCGCGCGTACTATTTCCAGACAATTTGAAAAGTTTTAAATTAAAAAAGAATGATGGTATGGCTGAAGCCGCCCTGATGGCAAAATATGGATACGACAATTATAAAGAGTCCGGGTTGTCTATTGATAATGGCGATGATCTTGACTAACTAATAAACATGAAAATTATTGGATTAGCCGGTAAAGCCGGTTCCGGGAAAGACCATGCTCACCAAGTGCTCAAAGAATATTACGAGCAACAGGGATTAAAAACGACACGACTGTCGTTTGCCTCTAGATTAAAAGATATCAGTACCTTGCTTTTTGGATGGGACAGACATCGGTTAGACTATGATATAGATTATAAAGAAACCATGTTGAATGACGGCGTGGTTGATCCAGCATGTGAAATGTTAGGCATGACTCGTAGAGTGTTTATGCAAAAGCTCGGCACCGAGGCTATGCGTGACGGTATTCATAATGATTTTTGGATCATCTGTCTACAGCTTGATATCAATTCGGGAATGTATGATGGCTTTGATATCGGGTTTGTTACTGATTGTCGCTTTGCAAATGAATTTGACTTCATTCATAAGAATGAAGGCGAGTTAATTAAAATTGTACGGACAGATACTGGCACTTTGACCACAGAAACTACCCATTCCTCTGAAACAGGGGTTGATAATTATTCAAATTGGTCTAAAATAATATTAAATGAAGTTGATTCTTCTCTTTCACTTGAAGAAAATAATCAAATCTTTCTAACAAAACTCGTAGGATAAATGATGAAGTATATTAAAGTTGCAGTCCCTGACGATTTCTCGGAAGAAACCGAGAGTTTTAACATTGGCGATCAAACGTTTCCAATTTGGAAGCCTGTTTATACTGATGTTTTAGATCATGGACATATTGGGTTAGTCGATTTTCTTGGCGCTGATCAATCCATTGTTAATGCAGCGAGAGTTTCTTATCAGAAGGGAACAACCCGAACGAGTAATAATCGCGGGCTTATCCGTTATATGATGAAGCATTTGCACATGACTCCTTTTGAAATGTGTTCTTTCGTTTTTCATGTTAAAGCGCCTATATTTGTATTTCGTCAGTGGCATCGCCATAGGACTGCGCATATCAATGAAATGAGCGGTAGGTACTCGGTGTTAGAGGAAACAACTTATTTCCCATCCTTTCAGAACTTAGCTCCCCAATCCAAAACTAATAATCAAGGAAGAGTTGATGAAACTTTGACTGAGAACGATTATTTTGCGGTTAGGGCAATCTTTGATCATGTTTATAGAGAAGCATTTATTGGTTATAATCACGTTCTTGGTCCTAAAGAAATAAAGGATGAAAGTGGTGCTGTAATCGGTACGGCAACGTCCAATCCCCCGGATGCAATTGAGGCTCGTAGACTATTTGTAGAACAAGCTGCTGTTAATGCGCTTCGTAAGGCTCGTGATCTTAATTCAGAAAAGGTATGGACGGAAGAAGACATTCAGGAAGTAATTGAAGATTTTTATATTGCTAATGATTTAGCTATTGTCTCTAAGGAATTTCCCGGAATAGCCAGAGAATTAGCGAGAATGTTGTTACCCGTGGCAACCTATTCGGAAATGTATTGGAAATGTGATCTAAGAAACATATTCAATTTTATTAGATTGCGCGCCGACCCCCATGCTCAGTATGAAATCAGAGTATATGCCGAAGAGATGTATAAATTGATTGAACCGTTTGTTCCATTAGCTTGTGAAGCCTTTAATGACTATATTGCGCTTGCTAAAACACTTTCTAAGTATGAAGTTGATATTGTCAAGGGATTTGTTTCCGCGTTAACTGGTGAAGATAAAATAAAAATTGAAGCGTCCATGTTAGAAAATGGGTCTTCTAAAAGAGAAATTGGAGAATTCTTCTCAACATTTTCCTAAATAATAATAGAAATATATAATATGCCTTCTGTCGGAGTGAAGCCCTGTGATTAAATATCATGGGGTTTTACTTTTATGGCAACAAACACACCACAATCTAAATTTGATCTTAATAGAGACACGGCATATGGCAAGAGGTTATCTACTGAAGTTCAGAGATTAACCAAGGCAATAGAAAAATCGCGTCGTGATGGTGATGCCGCTGCTGAGATAGCATTAAAAGCAGAGTTATCTAAAGTTATTGCTGAATTCCGTGAGCTATCACGCAGTACATCCGCTTCTATTCAAATGATGAGTTCTTTAACTAGAAACATCAAAGAACTTACTGGGGTTACGGCGCTCTTAGAAAAGACACAAAAATATCATAGCTTAACACAAGATTTCCACGCCGCGCCATCTGATGAAACAAAATCAAGACTCCTGATGGGTGCAGCGATAACGGAATTTGCAGAAGCCGCACACTTATTTGGTCAATATGTTCATGAACTACTGCCATCCTTACGCCAAGGGCGTACTACTAGCGGTGAGATGACCGGTGGTTCTCTTAGTGCTATTTGGAATAATCTTAGTTCTTTTGGTAAATCGACAACATTTACTCCTGATCAAGTTTCAACGATGTTGAAAAACAATGTTGAAAACATGCAAGGAAATCTAGGTAATATGGGCATGGGTAAAACCCTTGGTCAGATTGGTGCGGATTTGGGTCAGGCTTTCGTAGCTGCGGAAAAGACAGGCAATGTCGCTTATAAATCAATGTCTAATGATGATAAAGCTGGTGCATTGTTATCATCATACGAAATGGAACGGCGTACCGGAAACTATCAATCCATAACTGATGCAAAATTCTTAGGCGTTTTCACAAGCCAAATGGATGCATTGAAAACGATTAGAGATAATACCGGCGTTTCAATGGAAGTTGCCAAACAACAGTTAGCAAAAGATAGAGCCGAAGCACAAGAACAAGCAGCAATTGGTACTATAAGTCAAGAGATGTTACAATCTTTCACTGGCATTAGTAGTATGTTACATGATTCTGGACAGACAAAATTAGAATCCTTATATAAAAGATCAATAGCAGCCGGTGGCGTCCAAAATATGATGGTCTCGATGGACGAGAAGGAACGCACAGGATTAATTACTAGTCCTGATGTAATGAATATGTTACAGCAGTTATTAAATGCTACTAAACGAGGCGGTGATGCAAACACTGCGGGTAATGAAGCATTGGCTATAACAAAAAGACAACAGTTAGATTTAAATCGTTACGGATCATATAGTCCCATTTTAGCAAGTAGACTTGATAATGGTATGGGTGCTATACGGTCACAGGCACAAACTTTTCAAACTGCTGGAATGCCAACTAAAGAATTACAAGATGCTCAAAATAGTCAGGATGGATTTGTATCAGCTATAAATCGTATGGAATTATTATATAATACGACTATTGGATCACTGCCCGGTAAAATTGTTACATCAATAATAACTGGTTTTGGTTTAGTTGCCGCTAGGGGTCTTATTGGAAAAGGAATCAGTGGTGCTGTAGGAGCAATTGGGTCAAAACTCGGATTTGTTGGTAGTGCGTCAAGTATGGCTGGATCGGTCTTAAGTGGAACGCCGGGGGCGATCAATGCTACTGGTCAAGCTCTTGGAAGCGCCGCCGCAGCGAATTCTTTAGGAGCATCAGCCGCTTCGATTGGAAACACCGCAAGATCACTATCTATGTGGGAAAAATTTGCTGGTGGCGCAAGTAGTGCCGCTAAATCTCCTTGGGTTAAAGGTGGTGGGTTATTAGCGGCGGGCGGTGAGGCTATTGATGTATTTGCCAATAAAAGATATCTAGATGCGGATGGCAATGCATCAGGAAAGAGTGTTGGTGGCGCTACTGGTGCTGTAGCGGGAGCGGGACTAGGTGCGTATGGCTCGGCAGTGGCGGGCGCTGCGATTGGTACCGCGATTGGTGGACCGCTTGGAACGATACTAGGTGGTATTGCTGGTATGGGAATAGGTTATTTTGCTGCTCCTAAAGCAGCAAAAATGGGCGCAGCAGCCGGTGAAGCAGTTGGTGGATTGTTTGATACTGGAAAAGGGGCGGAAATTAAGAATGATTATGAAATTAGAGGTTCATTAGACAGCCAAACCGTATACCTGACAAGTATCAAGGATATTCTGGCTCAGTCACTAACCATTCAGACTGAAACATATAATGCTATCATTGGTATGTCGGCAGGAGGAAGCAATACTAGATTGGCTCCTAAAGCATTACCCGGTATTGGTCGTGGACCTGATTTTTCAGGAGATAAAGCGACCGGCTCGATCAGTCAAAATCCTGTAATGCCCGGTGCTGGTGCCAGTGCAGGTACTAGTCCTGTAGGTCCAATGGCGTAAATAATATTAGGAAAATATAAATGTCATCTTTTACAATGATGGAACCGGTTGAGATTAAAGAATTAACTGCTGATGATAGAACATCTTTAGATAGAATGTTCTATCAGTGTTTTATTATGCTTGGCGGCTCTAACATCCGCGTGGATTTAGAGGATGTTGATTATGTCATGGCATTTGATAAGGCATTAAAAAAATATCGCGCGATGAGCGAGCGTTCGGTGGTACAAACATACGGCTGTCTCGAATTAAAAGCCAATGTTCAAACATACACTTTGAATAAAAGAATTGACTTGGTGCAAAAAGTATTGAGACAAAACAGCTTGGGAATGTCGTCAGGACAGTTTGAACCTTTTTATGCAGGATTTATTAATTCTACTATGAATTTTTCCAACGGTGGAGCAAACGCCCCCGGTGGTTTGACAACTTATGAACTCATGATGGAATATCAAAATATGGTTAATAAGTTGTTTGGTAGAGAAATTCATTTCCTTTACCGTAATGAAACCAATACGCTTATTATAACACAGACTCCTAAAGAAAATGAAGTTGTGGCAATCAGAGTTAGTATGTTGAAAACAGTCGGTGAATTATTAAATGATCATTGGGCGCATGATTGGTTACAAGAATATACTCTTGCTCATGTCCGCGTAATATTAGGAGAAAAATATTCATTATACGGCTCATTACCGGGCGCACAGGGAAATACCACCTTAAAAGGTAATGAATTAAAACAACAAGGTCATGCTGACATAAAAGAATTAGAACAAAGATTGCTAGATTGGGCAGACGGTCAAGGCGTTGCACTGGTTTCAAGAGGATAATACTTATGTTAACAAAACATTTATTACAATTCAATAAAATATTAATTAAAGAATCTCCGATATATCTTGATCCCAAAGATGTTCCCGAGTTTTTAAGACATGTTGATGGATATACCGGGCAGAAATTTAGCGCGTCGGTAACATCAAAAATAGACATTCCCATCACCGCTAACCGGTGGGATGGTGGCTCTAGAGATTCCTATTTTGGTGTTCAATTATCAACCCAAAGAGTGGCACCATTAGAACCTAATTCCCAATTAACATTGGATAAGGATCATATGGTTGTAATACATACTATTTCCCGTGGTAAAGACGTAGGTTTGGAATTTATTACCCATCCAGACGCAGTTAATAATCTAAAGGTCACTAATGACACTAATGATTTATCACCACTTGAAATGATTGTTTTAAATGCGATTGGTGGATTTACCAGCGCCGGTCGGGTACGGGAATATGAGGAATACAGGATATCTAAAGATGAGGTAGCAACCACTGTTCAATCTCTAGCATCAAAAGGATATGTTGCGAAAGCCGGTGCAGGATTTTCAGTAACAATCAAGGGTAAAAATTGGAGGTCTTCCCATAGAAATGAAGTTCCTAGCGCGGAAGAATATATTAAGGCAGCAGCAAACGAGGCTAAATCTTTCCCTGATAATGAACAAGTCAACATAGACGTATCATACATAGGCACTACCCCTGTTCGGCTATCTACTGGCGTATTCAATTTACTTATTTTTAGTTATAATGGTAAGTTTGTGGGAACCTTGAAGAAAAAAGACGAGGTACCAGAACAGATAACTCATATTACCGGTATTGCCACTGGATCAGTTGCTAACTACGATGGGAAGAAAGTACAAATAATCAAGCGCCCTAAGGCAGAATGAAGGTAACATATGCCAAAATTCACACCTATTAAACCATTTGAAATGTATGAGCCGGGGACCAATTTTGGCAACCCGTCGAAAAATAGCGCATTCATTTCAAACATCGTTGCCGACCAGATTAACATGTCTGGGGTTTGTGTTAACGTGTTTCGAATGTTGGGTACCTTCGATCAGGATCGCGATGCGCTCGGCATCAAACATGATGAGCATGGCACCAAACTTTCTGCGTTGGATATTGGTTCATTTATAGGATTACAAGACCCGGTATTAAATGAAAACCGTGATAGGAAATATGATTTTGATAGTATCCCGGTATTAAAAGGGGTTTATAAAGTTTCTGCAAATGAACTGGAATATCTTAAATTCGGTATGGCGTTGTCTAATGATGTCATCACAATGGAATTTCATACTAAAACATTAGAAGAAATAATGGGACGTAGATTCATTGTAGGTGATGTGGTTGAATTGGAGCATTTGAGAGAAGTTGGTATTAATGGAAAATCAGGTAACAAATGGTATGAAGTATCATCGGTTACATGGTCGCCAAATGGGTATGACGCACAATATAATAGGCATATTCTGGCGATTATATTAAAACCGGTAAGAAATCAACAGGAATTTTTGGATATTCTAGAAAATGTTACAGACCAATATGGTAAAAACATACTTGAACAACTTGGTAATAAACAGAGTTTAGAAGCTATTAATATAGCTAATCAGTCGATGGCTGACGAACAAGCACATATCACTATGTATGATACGCATGTAATGTATTTTGATCCAGACAAACGCAATGTAAACCCTTGGTTCCAAAGCGGGAAACCGCCGAATGGTGAACCGGTGCAATATGGAGCCGGGTTCCCCGGAAATCCTCAGGACGGAGATTGGTTCCTACGGGTGGATTTAATACCAAATAAATTATACCGGTTTGAAGGCGGTGTTTGGAGAATGCGTCAAGTTGATAACAAGCGTGAATGGCAGCAATATAATTATATTAATGAATTGAGAGAACATTTATCTGATCGGTCAGAGAAGGATAAGGCTCGTAAGTGGAAATTGCGGTCAATTCATGATGTTATTACCGACAGAGAGGAACGCTCTGATCCTACATGTTCCGATAGTGATGTGAAAGAACCATAATGACTCAAGAATTTCCTAATATTAAAAGACCAACTAATCCAATTTCATCTACAAAGAAAAGTGATAAACTTATTAGGAAACCTTTTTCATATGATGCACAGTTTAAAAGATATATGATTCAGATATTAGCTATGTTTTCTGGATATCAGGTAAGAACTGGCAATCAACGAGACGGTAAAATAAGATTCCTAGACGTTCCGGTGGTATATGGAGACATGAGCCGAGTCGGCGGATATCTATTAAATGGCGGTAATGAAAACATTTTGAATACTCTTCCAGTTATGGCAATCACTGATACCGGGTTTAGAAGAAAACAAGATTGGGTTCAAAATCCAACACACCGAGAAAAATACAGTTATATCGAGCGCAGGAAAGATACCAATGGTAAATTTCTTATTGGTGTTCCGGGAGAGAAGAAGACTGTAGAACGCTTCATGCCGGTCCCATATGATCTTGCCTTTCAATTATCGATATGGGCACCAAATAATGATCAAGGTTGGCAGTTAGCCGAACAGATAGCTCAAATTTTTAACCCACGATTGGAGATATTAGTTTCTAATTCACCGGTAGATTGGGGTGCGGTCAGTTCGGTACTGTTTGAAGGCGAGGTTCATAAGGAAAAAGAAATTCCTACCGGTACTGATATTGACCCGGCTTATGTTTTCAATTTAAATTTTTCAACTGAGATATATCTTAGTCCTCCGGTCAAAGTATATGAAACAAAATACATATATAACATTCAAATCCCAATAAGAGATTTAGATTATACCTTAGAAATCGATGAGATGATGGAATTAGATAAAGTTGTTATTAAGGCAACCGACGAAGAAATAATGATTTTTGAACAAGCAACAAAGATTTGATGTTATTTCGGTCCCAAAGGAAACTGTTTTTTTAGTTCTTATAAATAATATTACAAGTTAATTTATAAGGATTATAAAATGCCCACATTAAACTCAGCAGGCGTAGCAGCTTTCGTAAATGATGTATCTATCTACGCAAGTCCTAATCCTACTACAATCCCTTTAGTGGTGTTTGCTACCCGCGCCAACAAAACTGCTCCTGATGGTTCTGGAATTGCAGCAGGTACCGCCGAATCAAATAAGCTACGCATTATTACGTCTCAGCGTGAGCTTCTATTATCATATGGAAATCCTGTGTTCGTAACCAGCGATGGTGAGCCGGTACATGGTGATGAAACAAACGAATACGGTTTGTTTGCTCTTTGGTCCTTTTTAGGAATGAGCAACTTTGCATACGTGATTAGAGCTAATATTGATCTTGGTCAATTAGTTCCGTCAACCCAAGAGCCGGTATTACCGCCCCCGGATGGAACTTACTGGATTAATCCATCCAAGGTCGTTGGAGGTATTTTCAAATATGATGGCACTAATTGGAGTGCTGTTCCATTTACATTATTCACATCAACCCCAACCAACACAATTGGTAATGATGGGGATTTTGGATTTGATTATTCCACACTTAATGGAACAATCCTGTTCAAGAATGGTGGAAATTGGTTACCGGCAACTAACGCTAATCTCGTGACTGTTTATGGAGCCGGTGCAAGCATCGCAACACAGGGAACCGTTCCGATTGGGGCAGTAGCTAATACCTTCTGGTATAAAACCACTTCGTCCAGCGGTGGTAATAATATGAATCTAACCAGATATCGTGCTGTTGATAATGTGTGGGTTACTATTCCGATAATCAGACAGCCAACAAGCCCGATTCCAAATCAATACACGATTTGGGAAGATATTTCGCAGATTTCTACAACCGGTAATCATCCATTATATATTGGAACTGGGTTAAATTTTATTCCCCTTCCTATTATCATTCAAAATGTTGCTCCTGTGACTGACCCGGTGCCCGGAACATTATGGTATAATGACACATTTACAGATTTTGCTCTTTATGTTGAGGGTACTGATTTTGGATATGGCAATCAGTGGGTCCCGATTACAACTACGACTGTTTTAAATCCGACTGCTCAACAAAAAGTTATTTCAGGTTCACCCCCACAATTCCCTAATCCGGGAGCAATTTGGGTTGATGTGTCAACCCCCGAAAATCTAGACAACTTCCCGGTCATGAAGCAATGGCAGGGTTCCCAATGGATTGACATTACTAGTTCGATATTAATGACTGATCAGGACCCTAACGCAACTGTGGTTGTCAATGGAACCTATTGGTTAAATCTAGGCGAATCACTCACTACTAATACTGTTAAAATATTCACACCGGGGTACACTCCCGTAACCGTGGAAATGGTTGGTGGCTCATATGTTGTAGTTCCTCAGCAAGGTAATAATTGGGCACCTGACACGGGTGGATTGTTTGGACGCCAAGCGGTGCGTCAGATGGTTGTTCGTTCTATGCAATCGGCATATAATAGTAATAATGATATTAGGGATGAGTCGGTTTACTTCCAGCTTATCACTTCTCCCGGATATCCAGAATTATATGATTCGATGCTACAATTGAATACTGATCAGGGTAACACCTCGTTTATGATATGCGATACTCCGAAATATATGGTTCCAGATGGCATTACCTCAGGACGTAACGTGACAGTTGCTGAATGGGCATCGAATTCTAATAACGTTGTGTCAACTGGTGAAAGCGGTTTCTCTTCTGCTGGTAGCCCGTATGCTGGTTTCTGGTATCCGTGGGGTATTGCTTCTGATCTATCAGGTAACAACGACTTTGTTCCGCCTTCTCATGCGGTTCTTAGAATGTTTGCTTACTCAGATCAAATGGCTGCGCCTTGGTTCCCACCAGCAGGATTTACCCGTGGTATGATCGATAGTTTTCAGTCAGTTGGATATCTTAATAATGATGATGTTTATACTCCTTTAAGATTAATTCGTACTCAGAGAGATTTGTTACAGTTGAATAAAATCAACCCGTTAGCATATATTCCAAACCGTGGACTTTGTGCATATGGACAGATGACATTCTCTCCAATCTCTTCTGCGATGGATCGTGTCAACGTTGCTAGACTTGTTGCTAAGATGCAGTATGACTTAAAGCTGCTATTACAGCCGTTCTTGTTCGAACTTAATGACTCGATTACCCGTCGCGCCGCGTTAATCACCACTCAGCGTTATCTTGCTGGTCTAACTGCTCTTAGAGCATTATATGATTATGCGGTACAGTGTGATGATAACAACAACACCCCTGCATTAATTGATGAACATCAGTTGTGGGTGGACGTGGCGATCAAGCCGGAAAAGAGTATTGAATTCATATATGTTCCAATAACTATCCTAAATACTGGTGATAGTTTTCCATTTTAATATTATATAAAAATGATATAATATAATTGAATCTCCCAAGAAAATTTCTTGGGAGATTTTTTTATCAGGGGTTGATAAAAATGTGGTTGACACCCGGTTTATTATGTGATAGTTTTTTTTATGAAAATTTCATTAGTTACTATAATAGTATAGATTAAAATATGGACAAATCCCACTCCCCAAACTAAATAATACATATGATTTCATTTTTGAAACAACATGCAGAAGAAATAGCTAAAATAGTAATAAATCTATTCGAGGTTAAAATATTACCGACCGATTTTGGTACAGGTATGAAAGCTATTGTTCCTACTGTAGTTATGTTTGATAATAAAAAATATTATATTGAACTTGTAGCGGAACAGAAATTTCCATTTTATCCAAATAATAAAGATAATGGGTTTGACGATGACGAGATTCTTGAGTTTTTAGGAATAAAAATCTGTCATATTATCGACGATAGCGGGATATCAAATCCGACCATGCACGGAGAAGTATTTCCCATTGATATTCTTTTAGAATTAATTACCGATAAAAAACTAAAAACCACATTATGTAATAAAACAATAGAATTACTAGATGATGCGATGTTAGAAGATCAACATTTGACAAAAATTAACGAAATGTGGTTAGAAAGAGCTACAGGGTCTAAAACTCTGGCAAGGAAATACATATATAATTAGTATGCTAGTATTAATAGTTATTGGAGATACAGATTTAGAAAAAAACGGTATTGTCTCTGGACAGATGGTAAGTCAATTGTCGAAAGAGGCACGAGAAGATTTCCGTGACACTGTTGATTCTTTAAGAGGATATAAATTTGATAATATTTTTTGTTCTGACTTAGAAGCAGGGCAGGATTGTGCTCGCATATGGACCAATAGAATCGGTAGTAAAATCTCATTTAGGGAAGAATTGCGCGAGCGGTGCCTTGGTATTTTTGAGGGAGTTTCTCTGAAAGAGCTTAGAGCTAAATTGTCGCCAAGGCACTATAGATTATGGGAACGTGATTATTATGAAACCCCTGAATTTGGAGAATCATTGGATGATCTGGAAGATAAAGTTCGTCCATTCATCGTAAATGAAATGGTTCCTCTAATCGCAACAAAAAAGAATATTTTGATTATATCCCACCATGATGTTATACGTGTTATGATTGGTATTATTAGAAAAGATTCAGAAGAAGATATTCAAAAAACAAAACTAGAGAAAAGTACACCGTACTTCTTTTATAATCTTTGATATCCTTCGGTCCCACTATTACTTCTTTTGGAGATGTTGGTAGCATCGTGACCGACAAAATATATTTAGTTATATAGTATGTTTTTCTTTAATGTAATTAATTTTCCTAAATAATAATATCAACCTCTTTTATAAAGGAGAAGGAAAATTAGTGTAAATTCATTAGCCAATTTTGGCGTTCCGGGGATGGATGGTAGCCGGAGTCCACAACTTCAACCCATTTTAACATATAAATATCGCGCTCAGTTCTATGATTTCGGTGGAAGTACCTCACCTTCCCCTTACGCAATGACGAGACAGATCAAAAAAGTCACTCTGCCTAACATTGAATTTCCAGAAATTAAATTAGCTTCATATGTATCAGTAGTGTATCTACCCGGTCGTGGACAGTGGAAATCAATGTCTATGACTTTTGCTGACGATATCACGAACAGTGTTCGTGATCTTATTGAAAATCAGGTCGCAAAACAACAGAATTTTTATGATCAGACCGTAAGCCGTGCTGGCGAAAACTTCAAATTTGAAATGGATATCGATATTCTTGCCGGTGGTGCTACTGCCGGTTCTTCTGCTTCTGACCCGAACGTTTTGCGTCGGTATTCATATGCCGGTTGTTACATTGCTGATTTGAATGATGGTGAAATGAACTATGATGAGGAATCACAGGTAAAGACGATTGATATAACCATAAGATTTGATAATTGTATCGTTTTCGATCAGTCAGGTTCTATGATGGCTACTATGACACAAACTTCAGAAATTGCTTCTATGAGCGGGATTAGCTCAACAGGTATTGGAGCATCCGGTAGCACGGGAATTAATATTACTGGCGCATCAGTCAGTACGGATACTTCAAGTGTTGCAGTATCTGGTGGATTAACTGGATAAGGAAAAGGGCGCTTTAAGCGCCCTTTTTAATTAATAGTACCGAAAATGTTTGACTCGGTTATAATCACATAGTCTATATTATTTATTTTCACTTTGGTTCCTGATGCTTTGTGAAACATAACATTGTCTCCAACCACAACATCTAATTGACGATAAGAACCATCATCTTTCAAAAAACCGGGACCAACTGCAATTACTTCACCTTCAACAATTAGTTCATTAATTGTTTCAGGCATAATGATTCCCTTCAATTTCTTCTCGATATTGGTATTTTTTAACTTTACCACAACACGATCATTGATTGGGTTTAATGACATTACACAGGCTTCCTTTTAATATATGGTTCTTTCTTTGGCTTGACAGGAGCGACGATAAGGTTCAATTCAATATACTTATCACGCTGCTTACGTGCCGCTCTCTTAACAGCCTCGGCGCGTTCTCTACGGCGCTTGACGGACGGCTGTTCGTAAAACTCACGCTTGCGCAATTCTTTAATGATTCCCTCATTAAACATTTTCTTCTTCAGCTTTCTTAAAGCTTGGTTTATATCATTGTTTTTTACAATTACTAGCATTAATTCCTCTTTAACATGAAATATGACTACCCGTCAGAAAAGTCAAGACATTTATTGAATAAATATTATCATGGTTTCAATTAACGATAACGGATACAGAGGATTTCCAGCGGTCAACCACGCACAAAATGTGCGTGGTACCGAGACATCAACAGCTACAACAAGAACTTCAATCGTTTATCCACGGATGAAGTTTACTTATTTGGCAGAATTCGTGATTAATACAAATGCAGTTTCGGCATTTAGAACAGATTTGGGAACTTACCTCACTTCTGGAAGATTATATGCTCCATTGGAGAGTATAGAATTACCTAAAGTATCTTTTGAGTTCGAAACGCTCAGATCGTATAATAAGTTTGTTGAATCGCCAACCACTTATAAATTTGAACCATCTTGTATGATTTTTCAGGATGATAACTCGTCTATGGCAGCAGCATTATGGCTTGAATATCAGAGCTTCTATTTGTATGGTGGTGATCTTGGAATAGAACTTGGAACACCAACAAATATTATTAACAATTATGTTAGGCAGGGAAATGATCTAGTTGGTGCTAATGTGAGAGCATCGATGACTACCCGACCGTCATTAGGTGTCACGCCACGGTTTTCCACAAGTAGGCACTTTTTTAATGAAATCATAATTTATGATTTGGGTGCTGACCCAACAAGTGTTAATGTATATCATTATGTATGTCCGGTGATTACAAATTTCACGCCTGATGGAATGGACTCACAAAACGGCTCTGACTATAAAAAAATAGTTATGAACTTTAAATATGAGCATATGTATTTTGAAGTTGGACAAAGTGCAAATGATATCACACAGTGGTTTGATACCGACTTAGGATTAGATGCAGGGGTTTCATTTGCTACTGCGGATGGTCATAGTAATATGGTGGCACAACCGGGATCAACAAGCAGTGATGTTAGTTATGCCTCAACTGATCCTACCAATTTATCAAGTTATTTCTTTGCAGGTAATACTATTACAGCGGCGGCGGCATCAGCGCTATCAACAGCGAATGCTTCAACTACAGCGTCAAGTCCAATTGTATCAACTGGTGATCTTTCTGCATCGGCGGCACAAACTGTCGCATCGCCACAAATGGCAGCAACGTGGGTTGCTAGTGGGACGGCACCATTAGTAAACGGGGTTCCTACAACAAATACTGGATTGAATAGTATTAATCTTACTACATTACAAACTAATCCTCAATTTGTATCATCAGCGGCGGCGCTACAGGCGGATTTAAATAGTATGGGGTTAGGAGTTACCAGTAATCAAACATCCACTGTAGGACCGTCTGGAAGTTAATAAATGGCACGATTTAAAAAACCTACTATATTTGAACCAAGGTTTCCTGAAAAGTGTCTTAATAGTGATGGTTGCGTCAGCCGCAGTAGTTGGGAAACTGATATGATGCATTATTGCGATGAAACACCAGACGTGTTACAATGGGCATCCGAGCCAGTTAAAATTCCTTATCATGATCCTTTGACCAATAAACAAAAAGTATATATTCCAGATTTTCTAATTGTATTGATTAATGCAGCACGGGTTCAGGTCACTAAATTAATAGAAATAAAACCAGCAAAAGAACAATTAGCTTCTCACGCTAAATCAGCAGCCGATGTGGCATTACAAGCAAGAAATCAAGCCAAGTGGGTTGCAGCATTACAATGGTGTGCCCGTCGAAATATTGAGTTTGAAGTGATGAATGAAACTAATATTTTCAGTGGTAATGAAAAGGAAATAACAACCACTTACGCGCATAATAATTTAACTTTACCCAATCAAATCAAAAAAATAGATAAGAAGGTTTTACATCCAAAAGTTTATGCCGATAAATATGGGGATAATAAACCAAATGCTAAAAAAAGATCAAGGACAACAATTACAAAAAAGGTTGGGCGCGTTTCTAGGGTGAAACGAATTAAATCTATTTGATAATTTAGTAAATAAATTTATGGTAAACCCAAAAATTGCAGAAGCTCTCGGAATGGCACCCCCACCAGAGCCAGAAAAAACAACACATTTAGTGACAGTATTGCCTAATGAGATAAGCATGATGAATGTTGAAAATTCGGAATTGCCGAATATGGACGATGCGAATCAAAAACAATTAGAGGCTGAAAAACAATTAGAAAAAGTCATTGAATTGAGTATGAATCAGGCAGAAACTTTACAAGGTGAGGTTTCGACAATAGAACCGAAATACCGAAGCCGAACGGTCGAAGTAGCGAATGATAGTATGAAAATAGCCCTTGAGGCAATCAAACTCAAAATAGATACTCAGTTTAAAACAAAAGAGACTAGATTGGAAGAATTGAATTATCAACGTAAATCTAAATCGGCGGGCGGTGAGAATAAAGCCAACTCAATCACAAATTTTTATGTTGGTTCTCGCGAGGAACTGATGAAATTAATGGATGATACCAATCAATCTAAATAACTAATTGGAGCCTAATTATGAAGAATTCTTTTCGAAAGATTTTAGCAGAAACAAAACTTGAATACGAATATGATGTATATACTTGCGATAATAAAGGGTTTGATGCGTTTAGCGTGTCAGGAAGCCAATTAATTAGTTTACGAGTTTATAAGTTTGATTTTGTTAATTCAGAAATGATGAACAGTCAAAAAGAATTTCCAGAGTATATTGGGCGTAATTTATATCATTACAAGATTTCTTTGGGTTTTCCAGCCGACCCACGGTTAGTTAAATTTGAGTTAGCTAATATCTTTAATATTTCACAAGATGAAATAAATGTCGTCGCTCTGTTTGATGACTATAAAAAGGTTGAAGAAGAGCCTAAGGAAACAGACCCTAAAAAAATGGTGGGCACGGGGCGCATTACAGCATTAATGGCTGAATTAAAGAAAGAGCCAGAAAAGCAGTATGAATATAAATTAGATGATGACGATGATTATACCGTGAAAACATCAGTTAAAGAATCTACATGGGCAGTAAAAGTATTAGATACAGATACTTCCGAGAACTGGGTTCAAAAGGTCAAGGCTGAGAATGATATTCAAGCAAGGAACGTCGCGATCCAAAATATATCTACTCAACAGGGCATTTCTGTAGACAGATTATTTGCTGAAAACCCAACTATGGCATAAATTAAAATAGATTTATTTAAATTTATATAAATAGATTTATGGAATATTATACCTCTACAGCGGGATACACCGTTTGTGACCTAGAAGAAGACCAAAAAATCAAACCGGAAGGTATCAAATGGGAATTTTCTCAGTTTGATTTTTTGGAAATTAAGAGATGTCGGGAAGACATTGTTTATTTTGCAGAGACATACGTCTACGTCGAAAGTAAATTTCAAGGCGCTGTTAAAATCCGCCTTTTTGACTATCAGAAACATATGCTGCGCTGCTGGCAAGATAATAAGCTATCAATTGCTATGTTGCCCCGCCAGAGCGGCAAAACCCAGTTAGCCTCGATATTCATATTATGGTGGGCATGTTTCAAAAAGAACCAAAAAATTCTTATTGCGTCGAAGGATCAAGACGGCGCTGATGAAATCATGGATCGTATGTGGTATGCGTATGAGGAATTGCCGTGGTTTATCAAACCGGGCGTTCGTAAAAACGATGTTAAAACCAAAACATTTGAAAATCGTTCACGCATAAAATCAACAGCTACTACACCCACATCAGGACGTGGTAAAAGTAATAACTTAATTTATCTGGACGAATTTTCTTTCGTTAGACCTTCCGTAGCTGAACCATTTTGGACATCAATCTTCCCAACCATCAGTGGTCTTGGACATTGTATAATAACATCAACTCCTAATACCGATGAGGATAAGTTTGCGAAGATATGGTTTAACGCCAAACCTTATAAAGATAGCATAATATGGCGGAACCAGTTCTTAAAAGAAGAAACAATTGAAGTCGATAAAACGGAAACTCTGTATGAGACAGATGAGGTTAAAAAAGATTATTCGATAAAGAAGAAAAAAATAACCGTGGTTAATGAGGAAGATTCTGCCGCACTAACATTTGTTTCTTTTTATTCTCCTTGGACCAGAGTGCCAACAAAGCTAGACCCCATCACTGGTGAAGTTATTAGTTATCAGGGCGAAGCTTTCAAGGATATGAATTTTGCTGCTGGTATTGATGATACTAAATGGCAAGCGGAATATGAGTGTCAGTTCATAACGACTGATAACACACTTATATCCGGTCAGAAATTAGCAACTTTGAATTATTTTACCAGAGTTCCTAAATTTATTGATAAATGGGGTTGCCGTTGGTATGAAAAAATTCAACCCAATACAACCTATGGAGTGGTGATGGACCCTTCGGGTGATGGTGTGGGTGATGATGCGGCGATTCAAGTGTGGGAAATGCCAACATTAAAGCAAGTTGCGGAATGGAACACAAATACGGCGGATCAAAATGAACAAGCCCGTATGTTAAAGAGAGTGTTACAGCGTTTATATTATAAACAGCAAGAAAATCCTGATCATGATGGAAGCTGCAACATTTATTTCTCGGTCGAACGAAATGCAATCGGTATTGGTATTATAAGACTGATCGAAATGATGGACGAACGAACATTCCCCGGCATATTCATCGATGCGACTATTGTCTCGACAACTGCTAGAGGGCAAAAAATGGGTCCGGTTCCGTGGAATCGCCATAGAGGATTGGTGACGACTCCTGCTACTAAAAAACGCTTTGCTCAAGATTTAAAATCATTGATTGAAAGAAATCTTTTCACTGTCCGATCTGAATTTTTAGCGTCTCAATTAAAAACATTTATCAAATATGGTCCTACGTATAAAGCGAAAGAAGGTAGTAAGGACGATTTGGTTATGAGCGCGATTCTCATGGTACACTTACTTGAAGAATTACGTAATCTTGAGGATGATTTGGATGATTATATCAGCCCGATTATTGAAGACGATTACCCTGTTGAGGATGATGATATTTTTCTTCCGCAAATGGTTTAATCCCCTTGACCGTTTTTAATGGCGATCTATATCAAAATTATGAGTAACGTTCGCAGACATAAAAATCCTCCAATTACCGTCAACCTTGATAATATATCAAGTTCTGGCTCGGCTCTTTTTAAGAAGACCGAACAGACAGAATTGGAGGAAGCTAAGGCTATATTACAGGAGCCAGAAACTGCGGATATTGCTTTGCCGCCCTCTACAGAAATTGATTTCAATTCCTTTAGAAAGACGGTATTGAATAGAAATCTTGAAGAAAATGATGGGAAACTTCAAGAGGAAGAAAATCTACAGAAAGAAGGTGATTTAATTATCGACACCCCATCTGTCACTACGGCACCATCAGCACCAGCGGTATTAAAACCATATATGATGGCTGATGGTGCCGTTCCTACAATACAATTAAACGTAAAATATATGGATCATTATAAGGGTCTTCCCCCGCTTGAATATAAAAGCGATGGAGCCGTTGGATTTGATCTATATGCAGCAAACTTTGAACCGATTTACCTAAATAAACAAGGAAGCATAGAAATGATACCGACAGGTATCAGTATCGAACTTCCGCCCGGCTTTGAAGCTCAGGTAAGATCACGGTCTAGTTTGGCTGCAAAGTTTGGTATAGCTGTTGTAAATTCTCCCGGAACAATCGATTGGGATTATAGGGGAGAAATATTTGCAGCCTTGATTAATTTAGTCGGTAAACGATTTGTTATTGAAAGAGGTATGCGAATTGCACAGGTAGTTATACCCGCACCTATTGTTCGTGCAACATTTGTTGATGTTGCGTCCTTAACGGAAACGGAAAGAGGGAGTGGGGGTTTCGGGTCTACCGGTCGTTGATAAACTTGTTGTTATAAACATAAAATAAAACCCGATATATAAACTTGTTGTTAGAAAGAAATTAAAATGGTTATTGATGTAAGAAAATATCGTGAAGAAACTGCTAAGAAGACTACCTTTGTTAAAGACAATTCGGTTTTCCCCTTTTGGAACCTGAAAAAAGGTAAGAATGCTGAAATCCAGCTTATTCCGTGGTTAGACCCGGTTACTCATAAATTTTTTACTGTTAAGAAACTGGTTCCAATGAAGTTCGTTGATCCAGAAGACGATTCCGCATTTGTGTATGTCAATGCTCCGACTATCGAAATGTATGAACTTAATGTTAAGTGTGGAACTCTTAATCCTGTTCGCGCCCTTTATAAGGAAGCGGAGGTTCTTTCAAAGAGTGGTCAATCCAAGCAAGGCGAGATAGTTAAAAAGATTGCTGGTGAGCATTGGATTAAGCCTACTTATTATTATCAGGGGTTTGTTAACAAGTCTGACTTTAGAGAAGATGAGGAAAACATTCCTGAGAATCCGATCAGAGTTTTCCCGTTTAAGAAACAGGCTCATACACCAATTGAAACCGCCCTCGAAAAGGGAGATTATGGTGATAGCACTCCTATGGGTTCGTATGAAGTGGAAGATATCAAGGCATATTTTGATGGAAGCTTTCCTGCGGACATGATGAGCGCTTTCGACTGTGCAGAATTTAGAATTTCTGTTACGGCACAAGGTGATTATAATAATTATTCATCTTCCCAGTTTCTTCCTAGAATGCATCGTATGCCTGATGAGCAACTAGCGTTGATTTTGGAATATGGTATGCATGACTTACGTGCAAGATTGCCGGAACGTCCGTCTGATGAACAGTTTGTGATTTATGCGGAAATGATGAAGGTATCGCTTGATCGCGCCTTTGGTCGTGATGAAGGACGGTGGAACCCTGAATGGGAAGAAGCCGGAATTAAAGCTTGGCGTCCTGATACTGCTGCTTCCTCTGAGGAAAGCGATAGCCAACCAGCTATTGCTGAATCTGGTCGCGCAACCGTCTCTTCGGCGGGGGTGGAAAATATAATGAAGAACCGTACTACGGTAAAACCTGCGATAGTCCATGATGAAGATGGGGTGATTGATGAAGATCAACCAGCTACCACATCGGCTCCCAATGACGTGCGTTCGCGCGTTGCGGCATTGACTGCGAAACATAAAGCAGCCGCTGCTCGATAAAGATTTATAAAAATCAAATCTCCCGGCATTAAATTGTGCCGGGAGTATTCTTATATAAACTTAAAAGGGAAAAAACATGGCTAAAAAGGCTTCAGGATTTAAAGATAAATTACTAAAAACATTATCCACTATCAGCACCCCATCTTTTAGATTGGGGTTTTCGCATATCGATTTATGGTGTAGTTGTAAAAACTTTGCTATGAATAGACTTTGGTCTGGACAATTCACTAAAGGACTTCTATTTGGACGTTCCTATATATTTTATGGTGAATCTGGTAGTGGTAAGTCGTTGATGGCGGCAATAACCGCCGCTGATGCACAACGCCAGCACGGCGCATATGTTATTTGGATGGACATAGAACATGCTACTGATGACACCGAGGGGAAGAAGTGGCTTGCTAAAGCTGGTATGGATTTAGACAACCTACAATATATTTCCGCCGCGACGATTGAAGAAGTTAAGACTGTTATTGCAAAAACTGCAAAACAGTATCAAGAAGCTATTGATAATAACGAGGGCGACGATTTGCCTCCTATAGTATTTGTCGTAGATTCTTATGCTGCACTAATGACCGAATCGCAGTTTGATAAAATTGCTGGTAAGGATATCGGTAAAGTTGTGGGTGATATGGGTCAAAAAGCCAAACAGGTTGGCGATCTTATTATTTCTATAACTCACTTAGTCGCCGGTAAAAAACTATTATGCGTCGGCGTTCAACACATAATGGATAACCAAGATGGTTACGGTCCTAAGCATAAAACTACCGGCGGTAATAAACTCGTTTATATGGCTTCTGGCTGTCTTATGCTAACTAAAAAACAGTTAAAATTAGATGATCTTGATAATAAGGATAATAAAAAAGCTATTGAAAGCAAGCGTGGTGACATGAGCAAAGACGTGTTAAAGCGTTCTTCTGATGTTGTGGGCATTCAGTGTACCATGGAAATTATCAAGTCACGGGTGTCTAAACCATTCGAAAGAGTTGATATTCAAATTCCTTATGGAACAGGATTAGACCCTTACTCTGGACTATTTGAAGTCTTGATGCAAGAAGGTGTTTTCAAGGTAAGCTCGCAAGGCTGGTATGAATACACTGATCCAACTAAAAATGGAGAAATTGTTAAGTTTCAAAAGGGTAATTTCATGGCTCATGCTGATCATCTTATGGAAATTGCTGATGCAGACATTGGTAGTGGGGCGGAAGCACCAATTTCATCAACCTTAGCAGAAATAGCAGAGGAATTAGAATAATGGTAATATCTGTATCAAAGATAAGAGAAAATGCTAGAACGGGGGCTAACGCCCCTATTCAAGCTACCACGTCCCCCGCTCCCCCGCCTAAAGCAGAAATCAGAGGCGAGGGATGGTTTGAAGCTGTTAAGAATGATATGAAGATTGCCCCACAGGCAATTGAATATTATAAAACGGTGTTACAGGATAGTAAGAAACATATCAGCCTCATCGGGGCTTTGGAGACACTTCTATTAGAAACTCCCGGTCTAGCGCACTGGTACCGTCAAATAACAATTGACGCCCAAATGCTAGAGCGGCTGTTTATTGATAGGAAGGAATCTCTTACTAAAAAGAAATACCATGAGTATGCCGCCGATCCGAAATTTGAAGGAATGAAAACAACAGAGCTTCAAAAATTGGCGGCGTCAGATGAACAAGTGTTGGTGCTTGAAGAATGGACAAGATTATTTGAATATTATAAAAAATCTTTAGATAATGTTTGTCAGTTTTTTGAGGACCGAAAATATACTCTAAACAACATTAAAGACATAAGAGTTAATAAGTTAGAAGAAGTATGGATTGATTCTTCGAAAGAAACGCATATCTAACTCATAATGAGTAAAATTGCGTTAATTGAAATTAAAGATGAAGTTAATATCCGTATAAAAAATGTAGATCAAAATACATTAAAAGAAGCGGCGAATCTTCTCACCTTCTATGTTCCAAATTATATGTTTACACCAACGTATAGAATGGGACGATGGGATGGGAAGATTCGTTTGTTATCTATGACGGGTAAAACTTGTCTTAATCTGTTGCCAGATATCTTCCACGTTTTTGAAAATAGTGGATATACCTTTGATGTTGATGATCAGAGAAGAGATTTTTCCCACGTAGTAATCGATTTACCCACCGCCGATATGTTCTCTCAATATGAGATTAAGGGCGAGTCTGTCATACTGAGAGACTATCAAATTAATGGAGCCACATTAGCCCTTACAGAGGGTAAGGGTCTATTAGAGATGAGTGTGGGTTCTGGTAAGACCTTAACGTGTGCAGCTATGGCTAAATGTTTAATGCCCCATGGAAATGTTATATTTATTGTGCCTAATATTGATCTTGTTATACAGACCCAATTTGTATTTAAACAGGTCGGAATCGATACTGGCATTTGGTATGGAGAAGCTAAGGACCGGCGTCATGTCACGATATCTACATGGCAATCCCTTGAAGGACATCCTGAATTATTTTCGGACGTTATAGGATTTGTCCTAGATGAAGCCCATCTAGGAACAGGCAAGACGATCAGCACTATTTTAAATGGTCCCGGTGCAAATGTTCCCTTCCGTATCGGATGTACTGGTACAGTGCCAAAAGAAGATATTTTTCGATATCAGTTATTGGCTTCTATTGGTCCAATCCTCTTCACTCTTGCGACGTGGGAATTGCAAAAAAGAGGTATACTGGCAAATGCGCTTATTCATCAGATTGTTTTAAAAGACACCAAGAACCCAAGATACCGGAAATATATAACTGAAAAGCGCCTAAATGATCAAGGCGATGAGGTTATCGGGTTTGAAGATTGGAATGAACAAGTTAACTTCTTGTATTCTGATCAGAAGAGACTTCAATATATTGCCAATGAAATACAAAGAGTATCATTAGACGGTAATACCTTGGTGTTAGTACAGTTTAGAGAAATGGGTAAAAAATTAGAAGAATTAATACCCAATGCAGTGTCGATTGATGGTAGGGATAAAACAGAATTTAGGAAAGAAGAATATGATAAGTTTGCCAACACGGACGGTAACATATTAATTGCCACTATGGGAATTGCGTCCACAGGATTGGATATTCCTAGAATATTTCATTTGTTTGTCCTTGAACCGGGTAAGAAATTTCATAAAATAATTCAGGCTCTTGGACGTGGAGTCAGAAAAGCAAGTGACAAAGACTTTATCGATATGTATGATCTTTATGGTGATGACGGCTTTTCAAAAAAACACGGAAAAGAACGATATAAGCATTTTAAAGATGCTAGACAAACAGTTGAAGTATTGGATGTAGATTATGTTGATATTGAATGAAGAAAATAAAGTTTTAGATACTGACATCATTAATGAAGAATGTTATTATTCTGTCTTATCATTTAAAGATTATCGTCAGCCTGACGTTTACTTTCAAAAATTAACTGAGATTGAAGTTTTTGAAAGCGCCAGTTTGGAGATTGAAATAGGTCCATTTAAAACAGTGGTTCCTTATCACTGGTCGATAATGGTTAGTGATCATGAATATGTGGAAATGATGCCGATTGCTGATACGAGCGGACGGTCGATTTTGGCATTTTGTATTAATCCGATTGATGGTTTTTTACCACAATACTATCCGATTAGAATTAATAATATTTTTCCGATCAATCCTTGGAGTTGTCCACCCATAAAAGAAAAGGATTTGATCCTTTTACCATTAGGTGTTGTAAAGAAACCTAATGAAACTAAGGATAAGGGTCCTATATGTGTTATCATGACGCCACATAAACTAGACGTGACGCGTCCTATAGGAGATATTTGGGGTGTCTAACATTGATTTGTTTCAGGTGCTGAAGTACCTTGATACGAACGAATTGGCTCTATATGAGTCGTTCGCTGATGATCCTGATTTGAAGGAAGAATATGATAAGTTAATATCATTCGTATTACCGGTGTGGTTTACGGGGCATTTTAATAATGAGAACCATATAATCGCCACTGTCAAGTTTAATGATATCGTAAATCAAGCATGGTTTTATCTGGCTGATCATCCTATGTTACAAACAAAGCTGTTGGCGGTCGCCGGAATTGGGCGTAGTAGCAAGCATGTTTTTTACAATAAGAAAAGCAGGACTGTTGATAAATTAAGAATCGACGTGTTCTCGCAAATAGAACCAGATATTAACAATGAAGAGGTATTTACGTGGTGCAAAAGATTGAATGTCAAGGAATTTCAGCAGGTGTTAGACCGTTTGGGTTTTCAACAGAAAGAACAGAAGGTATACACAAAACTATTCTCGGAAATGGTATGACTTCAACACTACCAAAGGTTTTCAAATGTCAGTTTTGTAATAAATCATATGACAGAGAAAACTGGTTCAAAAAGCATAAGTGTAAGAAATCAAAAGTATTTTGGGAAGCCAGCGAAGATATCCTTATAAATTCATATAACTTGTTCGTTTATTGGCAAGCTCGGAACGGCTTTACCAAGCGTGGTAAAAATAAGACATTTGAAGAATTTCATAATTCATGGTTCTTTCAGATTTTCAAAGACCTGAATGAATATCTCGATAAAAAGAAGATTACTAATGGACAACGGTATGTTGATTGGTTAATTGAAGCCAGTATAAAAGAAAAGGATTGGAAAAATCCCAAAAACTTAAATGCGTTTAGACAATTTCTTATATTAGTCGAAACTCCCAAGGAACAAGCCCATAGCACAAGAGCTTTTATAAAGAACTATTGTGAAAAGAATGAGATTGATCCTAATGATTTTTTCACGTCCATAACTCATGGACAGTTGACAGAAATGATCAAAAGCTATAATATACGTCCGTGGGTTGTATTTTCTGTATCGATCATATTGAATATGATTGGAGACGCTGATTTTCCAGTGAATTTACTAGAAGACATTGATTCTGTCTACAGTTTCGATGTTTGGGAAAAGAAGATAGAAGCAAATCCAAATTTTAGCCGTGAAGTCGAGAGAATGATTTTAGAAAGATATGAGTGACATAGTACATATCCCAGATATCGATATTGATGTTAAAGACCGCGGGGGAAGCCTTGCGGTCTTATCAGAATATATAGACTTTCGCTGTGCTTCCCAAATAGACAACAAACAACAATTAGTTAAACACAATACTGGAATATATTTACAAGATATTCCTAATGATCCGTTAAGTGGATTGGCAGTATTTCCGTATGAAACTGCCGAGGATTTAGGATATTATAAACTAGATTTGATTCCATATCATATATATATTGATATAACCAGTGAGGAACATCTTAAATTATTAATAGAAGTTGCCGAAGATGAAGAGAATTTTCCGTGGGAGATTTTCTTAGAAGAACGGTTTTATAATAATGAAAATCATGAATTGCAATTGACACAACTAGCAAGGCATTATTCTCTGTGCAAAAGATATCCCCCAAAGTCTATTTCAGACATTGCGATATTGAATGCATTAATTCGTCCGAGGAAACGGCATCTGATTGGTAAGCCTTTTGCCCAAATTAAAGAATTAGTATGGGAAAAAATTGATGGTGAGACTGGATACTTTTTCAAGAAGAGTCACGCCATAGCATTTGCGCTGGCGATTATGGTGCATATTCAATTATTAAATCATAAAGTTTGAGTTGGTGGTTTAGCACGATTAACCAGATCGATCCGTTTCTTTTTTGGGCGTTTTAGATACAAATTATTCAGGGAAAAAATAGGTCCAATTGGGTCTTTGACGAATGACTTTTTGGTATATCCTACTAAGGTATAAGAAAACTCATCAAATTCTCTGCCGATAAACATATTGATAGGAACCATTTGGCTTGATTGCCACCACCAACGTTCCGCAAGCGCGAGAAATCTAACACGCGCTTTCTCATCTTTGATCTTGAGAAAGTCATATACCATGATTACTTTAGTAGCCTCGTTTTGAACTACACCACAAGTCATCATATCATTGTTAAAAAATAAAAAGGTAATGAACTCATATTTTGTTCTTACTTTTTCCATTAGTTCTTCATTATTTTTAATCATTGCAATTATTTACATTGTAAGAAATGTAAATTTGATACTTTTAAAGTAATCTATTTGCAGATGGTAGACCGGAAGTGTTATCAAGAACGATATTACCAACTCGTTCGCCGCCTTGCGCGACTTCTAATGGTATGACATTGCTATGAACGTCAATAAGATATAACGCCCAACGCAGTGCGCCACCGCTGTTAATTAAACCTAATGTATCAGTATTAGTTAGGAGCAATTCAAATTTACCAGAATAAGGATCGTTACATAACAATGGTTTTCTGAGAATTATTGTTGAGTCTTCTTCTAATTTAATGTTATTAAAATAGTCTTTGGAAAAAATCACAAAAAGGATTTTGAATGGAGCCAAGTTAAGTGGTACTCCATCAGTATTACAGGCATAAAATTCTATACATTCAGTAATTCCGGGAGTAATTTTGATATCACCTGTCAGATGCCGGTTTTGTCTCCCCGGCATCTGTAAGTTTACTCTCGGTATATTATATTGAATATTCAGATTAGCGCTCATTAAAGCTATTTATCATTACCTTATCGGAAATTTACGATCTAACGTCTCTTTAATCTGTTTAAGATCGGTTCTTATCTCGATGATAATATCGTGATCTACTTCTAGCTTATCCACACGTACCTTTAGTACAGAGATATTCGCAGCATTAGTTTGAATATCATTCTTTAAAGAGAACGCAAAGCCGGTTAATCCTACGATAGTAGTAAGAATTAATAGTATTGGTTGAATGTTGTCATGAAATGCTTTTAACATAGCAGTTTACTCCAAGTTATATAAATTATTTATAACTTAATGGTATTATTCAATATTTTATAAGTGATATAAATTTTAAGTGTTGACTTCGGATCGGGGTTATACTAAATATGAGCATAACCACACAGGAGTTGTGTAGGTTCACATACACTAAAGGAGTTTTAGTATGACAAAAAAGTACAACTATGTGCTATTTCACGGCAGATTGCAGTTTCCCCATAAGGGACATAAACACAACATTGAAACAGCGCTTGAATTATCCGAAGTGGTAATGATCGGTATTGGTTCACCCAATAGAGCCAGTTCCCCCCGAAATCCTCTTTATGCGGAGGAACGTATTGAAGTTCTTACTAGAATGTTTCCACAAGAGGTAGCTGACGGGCGCATACATTTTCTACCAATCCCTGATATTACTTATAACGATCAGGCGTGGGTTATCAACACGCGGAAAATTATAACTAATTTTATTTTGGATCATGGAAACGCATATGGATTTCAAAATCATGGGTTGAAAGATTTCAACATTGGAATCATTGGTTATGAAAAAGATGCTTCATCTTCATACCTGAGAATGTTCCATGGGTGGGATTTGATCAGCTTGCCATCGCAGCACGGGACATTCAATTCAACGGAAATACGTGATAATTATTTTCAGCGGACTCCTATCTTTCCAGAACGGGTATGCCCGGTTGAAGTTGTCGATTATATGGAAAAATTCATGTATACCGATAAGTTCAAATGGTTGTTGGGTGAAGCCGAATATTACCGGGATTATAAGAAAAGTTGGGAACATTCCCCCTATCCTGTTATTATTCCTTGCGTAGACGCGGTATGTGTTCAAAATGGACAAATCCTTTTGGTAACAAGAGGCAAACGTCCCGGTTTAGGCTTGCTTGCACTTCCGGGAGGGCATGTCAATCCTGACGAAACATTCCGTAATGCTATTATTAGGGAACTGCGGGAGGAAACTGAAATAGAGGATAATAGAGGAAAAATGCCGCCAGCAGTTTTGGGAGCATATATTGAAGATAAGATGACTAGACTTTTCGATGATCCGTGGCGTTCTGAAAAAGGGCGAGTCACCACCAATGCTTATAAGTTTACTTTCCCTGATAGGGACGAACCTTTCAAAGTGCTTGGTGCAGATGATGCGGAATTTGCACAGTGGTATCCGTTGGATTCTCTGGATGCTAGAGATTTCTTCGACGACCACGCCCATATCATTAGAGAAATGACCGGCGTTAATATTGATTGAAAACTAATACTTGACTATGAGCTTATAGTCAAGTATCCCATTACCTAAACCCTGTGTAGGGGAGTCCTACACTTATAGAAAACTGAAGGAGTTTTAGTTATGAAACATTTTGTAAGATTTAATCCGCGCAACCCTTGTTTAATGGCGGATGGTTATAAATTTTCACATGCCGCAGCGGGCGCTGTGCATAAGTGGGGACAATATCCCCCACACACTGAGCGGCAATTCAGCTATATCGAGGCGCGCGTCGGTTCTAAATTTAGCGAGGGCGTCTTTTTTGGTCTTCAATATTTTCTTAAAGAATATATGACCGTTCGTATAACGAAGAAAGATGTCGAGGAAGCCGAGTATTTTTGTAAGCTTTATGGTGTTCCGTTTGATACGGAAAAGTTCATGGACATTGTGAATCGCACTGACGGATATTGGGATGTCACCATTGAGGCGATTCCCGAAGGATCGGTCGTTCCCAAATCCAATGTGCAGGTTCAAATCTATAACAATAGTCCAGAAAGTTTTTGGCAACCATCGTTCCTCGAAACGGTTTTGCAACGCGCCGTGTGGTACGGGAGTACCGTTGCGACTCTTTCGCGTGAAGCTAAAAAGGTTATCAGGCGCGGTCTGGAAATCTCGGCAGATAACTTAGATGGTTTGCCGTGGAAGCTTCATGATTTCGGTGCGCGTGGCGTTTCTTGCCATGAACAGGCGATGATCGGTGGCGCGGCGCATTTGGTTAACTTTATGGGAAGCGATACCGTTGAAGGCGTCGTGATGGCGAATTATTATTATGGTGAACAGATGGCGGCTAATACCATTGTTGCCACGGAACATTCAACTACTATTAGTTGGGGTGAGATTAGAGAACCCGATGCATTGATCAATCTTATTGATCAATTTGGCGACAAATATAAAATTATCGCCAGTGTTGCAGACAGCTTTGATTTCTTTCGCGTGGTGGAAGAATATTGGGGTGAAAGGCTGCTACAGCGAGTGAAGGATTGGGGCGGCACGATTGTAGTCCGTCCTGATAGTGGCGACGCCACGACTATTCCTGTTGAGGGCATAGATCGTCTTATGAAGAAAGTTGGACACACTTTAAACACGAAACGGTTTAGATTACTGCCTAACTATTTCAGGTTTGTTCAAGGTGATGGAATGAATTTGGAATCGGTTGAGCAATTGGATAACAATCTTATTGCGGCGGGCATCAGCACTGATAACCTTACTCGTGGTATGGGCGGCGGTCTTCTTATGAAGGTTGATCGTGACACCATGCATTATGCGCAGAAGCCGGGACTTATTGAAATCCGCAATCCTGATGGAACCATCGAGTATCGCGAAATCCGTAAGACCCCCAAGACCGATACCGGCAAGACTTCTAAAGGCGGTCGTCTTGCCCTTATCGAAAGTTGTGGCATTGGTTCAAGCACCATCGAAACTATCAAATATGATGATTTGAATGGTCGCAGGAATTTACTTCGTCCGGTTTGGAAAACTGGCGAACTATTGATAGATTCTACCTTCGCACAAGTTAGAGAGAATGCTAAGCTTGACTATCACTACGCAGCGTAATATAGTGGGGGCGCAAGCCCCCCCCTTATTCTTAAAAATGAGAAGTTATGTATAACGATTTTTATAAACTTTCACAGTCTGAAAATTTTAATAAAATTATAAACTCGAACGGAATTTCCGAAAGTGTTATTTTTTTAAGTGATGCTGATAACGTTGTTTATAAATTTTATAAGAATGATCCCGCCTACTCCCGGTTCGTGAACTGGTGCGTGGGCAGGGACGACCCCCATTTGCCGGTGATCGAGTGTTTGCAAGAGACAGATGATGGGTTTTCTAAGGTTAAATTAGAGAAACTTTCTCCGATCACTGAGGATGAATTTTATGATCTTGGTTTGTTTGATCTGATTAACTATGCGTTAGATCAGGCAGAGTATGTTGATCACTTCATTCTCCCCACGGATGAATATCTTCAAGAAATTGTTATGCGCTATCCGGGGTTTGGGAGAACGATTGTTTCTCTTTATACGGCACTCGTAGATAAACATAATAAGATTGATTTACATTACGAGAACATTATGATGCGTAGTGGTATTCCTGTTATTATTGATCCGTTGTTACCATGATTAAGGTCAAGAATGAGATAAAAACACGGTTAGCCAACAACGAGATACTTGATAAAAATCTTATTATTGGTTATTTTAAATTCTTTAACTACGAGTACTTGTCAGAAGGTGCGAGTAGTGTTGTATTCGAACACCCTACTAAACCTTATATTTTAAAAGTGTTTCAAAATGATGATGCATATTTTAACTATTTTGAGTTTTGTTTGTGTAATCAGAATAACCCTTTTATCCCGAAAGTTAAACCGGTTTTATTACATGGTCCCAATTCCGGTATTGTGAAAATTGAAAAACTATTTCCTATTGACAAACGGGACCGTTTTGCATTAAAAGCAATGCAGTGGGTAGAAGCAGAGTTATATCTTGGTGATAAAATAGGATTACCGAAATTTAATGAAGATTTATACCATAAAGAAATTGGTGAGTGGATTAAGAACAATCCAGCGTTTGTCAGTTTAGCCAAACACTTACGATCACGCACGAAAGGAACCGGGCTACATTTTGATTTTCACGAAAGTAATATTATGAAGCGTGGGGATCAATTAGTTATTACTGATGCACTAATTCAAGGTTAAAAGGTGAGTTATATAAGAGTATCTTTAATACGAGTCTTAGGATCATTAAAGATTATGAGGATGAATATTTACAGGAAAATTATGATGGAGACGAGTTGGATCAAGAGTGAAGGGGCTATAGTATATGATCCCCCGCGAGACACTATGAAACGGAACACCAAAAACTGGTGCATCGTTCAGACTTCGCGTGGTATTACCGGTCTTTATCGCTGGTTCCTCGACCGTAATTGGTGGGAAGTGGAAAAAAACAATGTTAAACGTGGGTACTTTGAACCCGCGTTCCCCGGTCATATTTCCATTATCCGGGGCGAACAGTTGCGGCAAAATGCCGAAGATTGGAATAAAATCTTTAAGAAAAAAGTAGCGTTTGAGTATGCAAATGACATTCGTATGACTACTCAAGACGAAAAATTTTACTATATTCCAGTAAGGTTCCCTGAATATAATGAAATCAGGAAGCACTTTGGCTTGTTGACGCACGATCCGCGCAACGGCAAGGAGTTTACAGGACATATCACGATAGCAAAGACGTATGGATAATATACCAAGTTTATTTGAGCAGTTATTCGTTGCAAGGAAACATTATAGAGCGCGCGGGTGGATCAATATAGATTGTCCTGAGTGCGGAGATACGCGCCAGCGTTGTGGGTTCAAACGAACTGACAACGCTGGTTTTCTTGTTTCTTGCTTAAATGGCGGCTGCGCACTTAATGTGGAAAGCGCTGGCTGGACGCCGGGATATTTCTTTAGTGGTCGATTGAAAAAGTTGTATAGCGATTTGGGTGGTGACATTAGAGAGCTACCGCTTAAAGATATGGCATTCCAAAATAGAAAAATAATTCATGATAAGAATGGTAATGTTATTGGGCAAGAACAATTAGAGATTGTCACCAACTTTCCAGAAATAGAGTTGCCGGAACGCGCCATCCCGCTGCTCGATGCCGCGGAAAAAAACCACGATGCGTTGGAAGTCTTTGAATATTTGATTGATCGTTGGGCTGACTATCCAAAATATTACAACTTCTATTGGTCACCTAAATGGAGAAATAATCTTATCATTCCGTTTTTTCATAAAGAAAAAGTAGTTGGTTATGCCAGCCGTAATATTAAGATAAAAACCGGTAAAGGTCGGTACTATCAAACATGTGCTGCGGACTTTATGTTCAATCAAGATAAAATTTTTAACAATGATGAGGGTGTAGCAATTGTAGTTGAATCACCGTTAGACGCTATTGCATTAGATTGTTATGCATCTAAAGCGTCCCATCTAACAAAGAAACAAATAAACCTATTAAACGCGTCAGGTAAAGAAATAATTTTAGTACCTGACCATCGCATAAAAGAATATGAATCCTTTCTTAATATTGCGATTGATAACAATTGGTCATTAGCTGTTCCTGATTGGGGTAGTTCATTATTAGATGCGGGAGATTCTATCAAAAAGAATGGTGCGTTGTTCACCTTGGATATCATTGTCACATCAGCTTCAAAGAACTATATACGAAGTAGGAGTTCTTTGAAATTAAAAGCACAATGACAGCAGCCGTACACGCAAAATCACCAGAAATCGATTTAGATCAGATTCCAGAGCATGATCCCGTTGAAATTGATCAGTTTATCATGCTTTCGAGCATGGTTGCGAATCCCGATATCTTGAGAAAATGTCAACCCATATTAAAGAAGGAATATTTCACAAGGGAATATCAGAAAGCTTACGAGTTTATTAATAAATTTCTGTTAGAAATGAATCGCGCCCCCACTAGGAATATAGTATGGAGCGAGACAGGCGTTAAGCTTGACCCTGCCGAGGATTACCGCGATGCAGAAATTGCTGATTACATGGTAACATCTATTGTTGATCATTGTCGGCATTCGCAGTTAATAGATTTTCTAAATGATTCTTCTGAACAGATTAATAAACTTCGGCAGTCACAAACTGCGATTGATCGTGGCACATTATCGTCCTTTATGAAGACAATTGAGACTATTTCAAATACCAGCGTTCAACAGAACCTTGGATATGAATTTCATAAAGACGTTGAAACCTTGATAGAAATGTCAAAGTCTCACGATGGGGTAGCGACAGGTTTAGATTTTCTAGATGAAGTTCTTGAAGGGGGTGTTACACAACCGAGTGTTAATGTCGTGTCGGCTGCTTCTGGACATGGTAAATCGGTATTCTTACAGAATATGGCAATTTATCAATTAAGAAGAGGCAAGAACGTTATATATTTCTCCCTTGAGCTTCAACCGGAAATGTTGGCAAAGCGTTTCGCCGCTATGATGACTGACACGGCAATGGGTAAAATTTATACCGAGGTCGATTCGGTTGTTTATCAGGTTCACCGTAATGGGAAAAAAGAAGGCAAACTGCGTATTGTAAAATACAATATGTCTGGTACTACCGTAGCCGACTTGAGAAACTATCATAAAGAAGTTAGTGAGCATGATGGAGTTTTATATGATGTAGTTTGCGCCGATTACATGGATTTGTTTTGGGCGATGCGACCGGGAATACAGGCTGATAATGTATCTGCCAAAGATAAAGCTGTTTCCGAAGAAATGAACGATTTTGCTCATGACAAATATTGCAAGAAAGTGATTTGGACGGCATCACAAATGACCAAGGGTCAGGATGAAGAAAAGGCAACCGGGCAAGGACGTGTGGCGGGCGGTAAATCTAAAGTTGACGCCGCCGATAACCTATTCATATTAAAGCGTACTATAGAAGACAAACAGGAAGAACGCATATGGTTGCATATATCTAAGGCGCGATCTTCTAGAGCAGAAGGTGCTTCGATCCCGCTGCACTGGAATCCTGCTACTTTACGAATAGGGAATGGTGATAGAAGCCTGTTAATGGAAGCAAATCCATTTCTTTATGGTAAAGTTGAAAAACCAAAAGAAAATGTTGAAGGTAATGTTGCCGCCGCCGAAAATAAAACCATAACTACTATTAGAAGTAGACTAGCTCAAAACAAGGAAGCAAAGAATGGCTGAAAATAAACCAATTGGGATGTTCATGGGATCGTATGATTTTTTACCGGAAAAGACTATAACACAGGATGACTTAAATATTGTAACTATAGAGTTTTTAAGAAGACTGTTTGTTAAAAAGATTGACGGTAAGGAAGAACCGTTTCCTTATCCCGATGGTGCGACTACACAGGAACAACTTATTAAATTGTATACTACTATGAAAATTTCATTTCGTCCTGACGTGTTTGAAGGTTTCCCTGCCGTAGTACGCAAACATTTTATGATCAGGGAGCGCAATGGTGCATTTTATAGATACGGTCACAAACCAAGGGCACTGCGTTAATACATAAATATTTTTGAAAGCATTTAATGAACGAGCGGTTGTTTCATAGTTTTATTTCTGATCTGAGTCGGTTTTCATCTCCCGGTGAGGTATTGATGCGCGCCCAAGATGCATTTGGGGTGGCAATTAAATTGTTCACGTTGATTGATAACACCGTTCCCGATCCAGAAAACAACCACAAGATAAAAATGGCATGGTTCAAAGCCGTAAGAGATAATGATTTTCGCAAGTTCAATAAGGCTTACAAAAAATATTCAACATTAGGAAAAGATAATATATCATGAAAAAGAAAACATTATTGGAGCTTTTTGATGAAGTGCAAGAAAATTGTTCTGCTGGCGCTGTAGGAGCAGGGGCGATTAGCGGCGGATTGGCGATTGGTACCACAGAGGCTCCCAAGGTCAAGATTATTAAACGTTCACCAAAAACAAAAAAGCGGGATAATAATACAATTTCAACAGAAAAGTAACTTTAATCCTAAATACTTTTTGACACAAATGAAATGAATTAATCATTTTAGATATAATGTGTAATAGGAGAAAAGTAAAATGACATATGATGTCTACTCAGCAAATGTACTGAATACCGTAAGCTTTATCGTTGAACCACAGTTAGTGGGTGAAAACGTGGCTGGTTTGTTTGGTATTTTTCGCGGTCCCGAAAATGCTCACCCATTTTTTGGTCAGCTTACAACCACCCCGACTGCTCTGCAAAATCTTGCACAGCTTCGTACAGACTACATCGTGCGCGCATTGACTGCTTACGCCCCAGTTGTTGGTGTTCGTTTAGTAACTAACGCTTCTGGTTCAATCGTACCGACCGTGAACTTCGGTTCGGCAATTAAGGTTACCTTCGAAACCAATTCAATGGGAATTTTCGAAGACCCTGCTTATATTTCAAGCGGTGGTGTTGGTAACAAAGAAAGAACTACGGATATCGTGGACACCCTTGGTGTTGGTGGTATGTCTTATACCAAGACAAAGCCCGGCTTACAGAGCCTATTAAATGCTCTTTCGACCGTTTCGTTTGATAATGGTGTTACGGGTCCGTTCGGCGCTCTTGCTGCAACTGGTGCGATCACTCTTCCTGATACAACCGTAACAACCGGTGCGCCTACGCTCACCGCTGCTGGTGGTTTCACCGCAGGATTGAAGATTTATTTTGCCAACTAAGTTAGTTAAGTAAATGTTTATGATTAAAGAGGGGTTCGCCCCTCTTTTTTTATTGCATTTTTATAAAATAATATCTAAATAACAACAAATGAGCAATAATTTAAATTTTAATATACTAAAACAAGCTTGGAAAAAGCTTATACGAAGTAATATTACTTCAATACTTAAAGTTGCGCCCGGTTTTGATAACCCACAAAATGTCTTTTTGAAAAACATGAAAGATTCTAGTGATTCTTTAGAAGTTAAATTTGGTGGGTTTGAGAGTGCGGTCAAAGATACCCGCGATGTGCAATCAGCTAAAAGAGTTATAATCGACTGGTTAAAAAAAATAAGCATATCCGTGCAGATAATACCTTCAACCCCCACAGAATTATATGTTAGAATATCTAAAGATTTAAAATTTTCTGAAGATATACAGCCTGTTGTGGTTGAAAAACCGATAAAAGAAAATAAATACCCATTATCTGAAAAAAAATTAGTTAATATTGTACGGAGTAATCTTAAATGAATGGGTTTGATGATTTTGATAATGTACCGACTTACACACACCTAAAGCCAGTTAATAATGATAGACAGGCGTCGGAAACCGGATGGAAGGTGCGAGAACCGCTACAAGATAATGCGGATATAGACATTTCATATAAAACGCGTAGACCAAACTTAAATCACGAGCTTGCTGTCGATATCCATAATGGATTGGGAGGCGCTAGAGTAATTGCTGAGGCGCGGCGCAAAATGGATGAAATTGGTGATTTAGACATTACTGATTTCATGGATGCAAAAGTATCGCCTGATGTAAAACGAGCTTTTGCCGAAAGTATGAAAAGACAAAGACCGAGGTCTTCTGCATCTACACCATCACAAAACTACGATAATCCTTTTGATGATAGCGAAACGTCCAGTGGTGGCAGATTTGTTGTGGAAAAAGCTATGGCTGCATTGAAGTCAGGAGCTAAAATTCCAGTATGGATGATCGTTGATTCAAATAATGGTCAACAGTTCCAAAAACCATTTAAAATACATGAAGCTGCTATAGCAGTTTCGAATTTATTAAACGAGCATGGTACTATTAAACATCCTTCTGTCAAGAAAGCGCTCACGGCATATGACACTTATAATGAAATTCTTAAGAAGGTCAATATCGTTAAAAAGGCTATCAATGAGGGCGAAGAAGAACAAAGACCCGTTCTGACCCGTCTCAGAGAGCAACTTAAAACCTGCGGAAAAGCCATAGGACTGTAATAGAAATGTTTTCGCTAAATATTATTAATATTAGGAATTTGATATGAGTCTTGCTTTTTTACGCGAAACACCAGAGATAAAACTTAGAAAGATCGAAAATGATCTTTCTACTATTAATGAAGAATTTAATTTCTCTACATTTAGTAAGTTACCTATTCAAAAGGTTCAAAAGTGCATTTCTTACTATAATGGTAAAATAGGTACTCTAAAAGAATCCACGTATGGGTCTTGGTTGTTTAATCCAAAATTTAATGAATTTTCTTTAATTAGAGAAGGACTGCTTTCTATATTAGAAAAGAAACAATCCTTAATTGATAATGAACAATTAGTTCGTGGTTTTGTCTATTATAATAATGTTAAACATTTCGATAAGCAATTGGTTGGTGAAAGATGTTTTTACAAGAATAATTTTGATGCGGATTGGGTTCCTTTTAAGGAGCATATCGCCGTCACAAAAGCAAAAGAATTATTGCGTTATGGATCAGAAGAAGATTTTAAAAAGATTTATTTTGAATTTGCAGATGGAAATTCAATTTCTTTTGGAAAAGTAGATTTATCCCATGTGTCAGAATCTACTGACAGCGCTTTAGAAGCAATTGAAGAATATTGTGATAGTCGGTGGAATGGTCCATGGGCTTGGGAAGCTCCTTCTTCCGAAAAATTAATGATGGTTATAGAGGATAAAAAAATGGATTTGGCTACCGCTAGAAAAAAGAAAATCGACCTTGCTAAACAAATAACTTCTTTATATGAAGAGCAAATGGATAAATTTGCGTTGGTTGGCGCTATTCAGGACATGCAGAGCCGCGTAGATTCGATGATCGCAGACGTAGGTAAGATTATGAGTGACTCGATTGAATTAGGGGTGGCTGCTCAGACCACTCCCGGAACTGGTAATAGTAATTTACATGGCACAATCGAAGCCCCTGCGAATAATGTTGCGCAAGGATTAGCTCAGTTAAAAGCAGCAATTCAAAATGCATTGGGGGCAATTAGTGCTAACGTGGAGTCGCCTACCCTTGACGGGCTTGATCCTACAATGGGTAATGATGGTGGCGCTCCCGGCGCTGTTCCCGGCGCTGAGGGTGGATTACCTCCTGCGCCTACCGGCGACATGGGTCTTGGCGGCGACCCGGCTGCTTTAGGTGACACTCTTTCTGGTGTCGGTGTTGAAGGCGAAGATGGCGAACGTATTAAGAAGGATATGTAATGCTTGATTTAGACGATGGATTTTATGATGCCAGTTCTGCTAGAAATATGTCACTTGGTGCTCGTGCCAGCGTGTCAATTATTTTAACTGAAATAAGTGCATTGAAGCTTGCCGTTGATGCCGCAGTATTTGCTGGTAACACGACAGTTAAGATTGACACGACTGCAATGGCAGTTTCTTCGACGTATTTTACTGCGTGGAGCGATCCATTTAATCCTGCTAACACAAGCATATATGTCGCTCAACGGTTCGCAATGGACTCGGTTATTAGGTATTTCACTAGATTAGGATATGACATTTTTCGGGTCAGAGGCACTGTCGCTGATCCTACTGCTAATAGTTTTACTTGGGTGATTAACTGGTAAGTACTATATACATTTTAAATGACTTCCACTAAAGAACATAATTTAATAATTTTTGGTTTAGATTTTAAAGATGAGCTTATCATTCAGGACAAAGCTGAATTAGAAGGTTATCTTTCTGTAGACCATATGTTATATGATTATTTTCAATTTCCTAAAATTGAAATGTTTGATTGTATGCGCCGCTATCATATGGCGGTCACTCAACACTGGTTGAATATCGGTGTTGAGTTTGTCTCAATGGAAACGAGTCAAGGGAATCATAATTTTATCGCAGTAAGTGGTAAAAAATGCTTTGTTAAAAAAAATGATGTGTCTACCTTAGAGACAGGTTTTTTCGAAATTGATCCGACACATATTTTAAAATTAAAGAAATTTTGTGAAACATTGGATATTCCTTTTTTCAGTCCTAACTGGTACGTTGTGGCGTGACCCAAAAGACTTTGTTACAATTTATTGAAGAAGCTAATAATATACATGATAATAGATATACCTATTTGAACAGCGTATATAATGGAGCGCGGAAAAAAATTATAATTACATGTAAATTACATGGTGATTTCGAACAAATGGCGTATAGCCATTTGGCTGGATGTGGTTGTTCTATTTGTGCAGAAGAAGATAGAACATTAAAAAAGAGAACTACTGTTCCGGTATTAATTAACCAATTTAAAAAAATTCATGGTAATTTGTACATATATGATAAAGTTAACTATATCAATGCACGTACTCCAATAGATATAGTTTGTAATACTCATGGAGACTTTAGACAGGAGCCGAGGGTTCATTTACGTGGTAATGGTTGTCCTAAATGTGGTATAATTTATAATACCACACGACATACCAAATCATTAGACACCTTTATTCAAGAAGCAGCTAAAACTCATAATGATTTTTATGACTATTCAACAACAATATATATTAATACTATGTCTAAAATTATTATAACTTGTCCTAAACATGGTGAGTTTAGACAAACTCCTGATGCCCATTTACGTGGTCAATGGTGTTCTAAATGTAAACCAAAGGATTCTAAAGCTCAACGTGAAATTAATGAATTTATTTTAAGTCTTGGATTTGAAACAATTTATGGTGATAAAAACATTATTAAACCAAAAGAATTGGATATAGTTATACCGTTGAAGAAATTAGCTGTAGAATACAATGGACTTCATTGGCATCATGATAAAAGAATAAAAAAGGACAATCATATAATTAAACAACAATTAACTAATGATGCAGGATATGAATTAGTAACCATATTTGAGGATGAATGGTTGACTAAACCTCATGTAGTTAAAAAACTAATTTCGCGCCGTCTTTTGGATAAACTACCAGATATCCACTCCTACTCTATCGGTACTATTGATCCAATAATGGCTAGAACTTTCCTAAATGAGGAACATATAAACGGAGCGCCGGAAATACTAGGAGTGTGTTTGGGATATTTTGACGAAACAGATACGCTGATATCATTATTAACATTAGATTTAATTAATAATAATGATTGGAATTTATCACGTATTGCTACAAATAATTATTATGATGATGCAACGATAGATAAATTATTTTATTATTTTATAGAAAACTATCAACCACGTACTATATCGACTATATCAGACAATAGGTTCTCAGATAATAAAATATATTTAAATCTTAAATTCAACGTTTCGAAAAAACTTCCAATTGACTATATGTATATTAAGTCATCGCGTAGATATACAAAATCAGAAATTGAGAAAATAACACAAACTACAATTTCTAAAAAATCAAAGAAAATTTGGGATTGTGGCAAAACCGAGTGGGTATGGAAAAGGGATTAATTGTGATAAGATATAATGGACCGAAGCTGGCGTATCCAGAATTAGAAGCAGTAACAACAGAAAAAGGGCGCGTATACACTACCCCAACCGGTCCAGCACCTTCAGTCACCACTATTTTATCTAAATTACCCCACCCGGAATTAGACGCTTGGAAAGAGCGCGTGGGAGAAGATGAAGCAAAACGGATTTCCACCGAAGCCACAAATATCGGCACCGCAATGCATAATTTATGTGAAAGTTTCATAACAAAGGAGCCTTACAAAAAAACCACTACCGATGAATTGGAAGAAATCGCGGAACAAATGTTTCGTAAAGTTAAAATGTACGGCTTACGTAGAGTTACTGAAGTCTTTGGGATTGAAGTGTGTTTGCATTTGGATAACTTGGTAGCTGGGCGTACCGATCTTATAGGAATTGAAGATGGTAAATTCAGCATCATGGATTATAAAACTTCCAAGTTCTTTAAAAAAGAATCAGAAATTGAAAACTATTTCATACAGTTGGGCTTTTATGTCAACATGCACGAATTTATGTTTCCTGAACATAAATTTGAACAGGGAGTGTTGTTCATAGGCACCAGACCTAACCCGGCGTATAATAAAACCGCAGATATTCAAGTGGTTAGATTAGATAAAGTTAAATTAGAGTATTACAAAAATAAGGCATTAGATACTATTGAATGGTATTACCAAAATTTTCATAAATAATAACATGAAACGCCATATTTTATTAGAATTAACAAACACTAAGGACATGCAAACTGACTTAGATGCTGAGGCTAAACGCCTCGCGGGTGGGGATGAAGCGCAGAACCCTCCACAGCAGCCTTTAAACGGTGCAGCAGACCAACCAGAACCAAACCCGCAGATTGACACCCAAATGGGTGGTGAAGTCCCTGACGGCGATGCTGCGCCCCCTGAAGAAGGTGCGCCCTCTGATGAGGTTTCTGATGGCGAGAATGCCGTAGAAGATGAGATTGATAATGATGAGCCGGATGAAGAAATTGACGGCGATCTAGTTGGTCAATTAAAAGACCAATCTTACGTTAAAGATTATAATCATGACAACGATAAATCTCCGGTAAGCCCGATTAAGATTGCAGGAATGGCAATTGACTCATTATATCAATTAAAGAATCAAGTCCGCTTTCAACTTAATAAGTTAACCCTATCTGATGACTCCGGGATATCAGACGATTCTAATTTAGAGTTTTACCAAGATTTGATGGCATACGTAAACGCAGTCATTGAATATAGAAAAACGGAAATAAGAAGCAATGATGACGAGGATACCGGGAACACCCGCCCACAAGTTGCTAAACAAAATCCTCCTAAGAATATAAAATATGGAGAAGTTAAGCCGCAGAAATTCAAAGAAGATATATTCTTGAAGCGTTTTAATGATCTGTTATCAGATAATATATAACATAATTTAATGATTTGATATTAGAAAACTCCTACCTATATCCATAGGTAGGAGTTTTGGTATGCGGTTTACCATTTTTGATGCAAACAATTTAGTTCACAGGGCTTGGCACTCGTTGCATAGGCGAGTGAAGGGTTTTACTGATTCTGAATATTCTCAACGGAAAATGGTTATGGAAAATCTTTTTCAGACCGTTCGTATGTGTAATAATCATTTTTACCCAGACTGTTTGGTGTTTTGCTTTGATTCTAGGTCTTGGCGAAAGTCGTTATTTGATGATTATAAAATATCTCATAAAGCACGGATTAAAACTCCTGATGAGATTACGAGAAATGATATTATTCATAAGATAATAAATGAATTTGCTGATTTCATCAAAACAACCAACAATATATTTTTAGAGAGAAGCGGTGCAGAAGCCGATGACTTTATTGCTTTCTGGACTTTCATGCACCCTGAGGATGAACATATCATTATTTCAGGCGATTCTGACTTTAAACAGTTGGTTAAGGCTGGCGTGTCATTGTTTGCTCCGGTTCCTAAAAAAATGTATACTGTTAGAGGGGTGTTTTATCAAGATAACAAAATTGACGACACCCAAATTGAATATCTCTTTGATGAAGTGTGGAAAATTTCTTTCGAAAAAGACGGCACACGAGAAGTGTTTGATCCCGGATGGGAGCTTTTTCAAAAAATAATCAGGGGTGATGATAACGATGATGTGCCAACCTGTTTCCCACGCGTCCAAACAAAGACAATGAAGAAAGTTTATTATGGGTCTTTGTTAGATTGGAATAATTTTATGAATGGAGATGTCCAAACAGAGGAAGGACCACGCCCATTAGCACAACTTTACGATTTTAATCGGCGTCTTATCGATTTGAATTACCAACCAGACGACATAAAAGAGATGTTGATTGAAGCAATTCAGGAAGCATCGAAACTTAAAAATAATGAAATGGTTGAATACAATTTTACAAAAATTTGTACAAAATATAAGATGACACGATTGATGAATAATGCTAATGATTATATAACAATTTTTAACAAGAGATTGGCAGGAGAAAAATTATGACTATTGACTTAGAAGCAAAATTAGCAGAAGCAGATGCCTTAGCGGCAGAGACGGTATACGAATTCAAATCGCTCGATGAATTAAAGCATGGCACCATTAAGTTTACAGTAGACCTCAAGGATTTATTCAAAGCTACTTTACGAGAAGTTTTAAGTACTCCTGATGATGAAGTGATTATGAACGTACCACTACCGATGTCTTTTTATACAACGAAGAATCAATCTAGGCTTATAGAAAACGACAAGACTTCCCCTAAAGGAATGATTATTAAAAATTTCAATGTGTACGATACATTGAAAGTCAATTATGCGATTGGGCAATTCAAAGCAGACGACATTATATCATGGGTTCGTAAGTACCACCCGGAAATAATAAAACAGATTACGGATGAAGCAAAGAAGAAATAAGTTATATTGAATAAATACTATAATGCGCCGGTATAATATCAACGAGTTCCAAAAACAAACCGCTTATCGTAAGTTAAATGCATCCTATCAAGTTATGGATGATGCAGAAGAACATGTAGTCGGCATCTGTAAAATAGAAGATGGTGTTATAACCAAATTAGATTATACAGAGTCGAAAGATAATTATTTTGCTGGACAAGTCGTCACTACTATATTGACAGCCGCATGTAAAGAAGCAGATTCTAAAGACTGTTTTTTGTATATTGAGATTTCAGATACCGAGCAAAATTTTAAAAAAATGCTTGAGCGTTTTGGGTTCCGTGACCAAGGTGAAAATATTCTCAAGCGTGGACCGGGAAGCATTCTTCCTCCTAATCCTGCATTGGTTCCGGGGTTTAGTGGCGGTTTATAAATTTTTCTTGACTTGATAACATATAATCATATTTCCTTTATAATAGAAGGAAATATGATTATGACAAAAGTTTTACCCCCACGCAGATATAAGTTAAGCACTGGTCAATTTGTGATGATCGATCCGGCTGATGCCGGGTTTATTGGAACGGCTACGTGGCGCGCTAAGAAGAGCGACGGCAGCGATAACTATCATGCAGCATATACCGCCACCATAAACGGTAAGAAGAACGCCACGGTGCGCCTCCATAGGTTGGTCACTAACGCAAAAAAGAATGAACGCGTTATATTCATCAATGGTAACGGGTTGGATTGCCGTCGCAAGAATCTAATAAAGGTTAAAATTTCCTAATGGATAATATTCTAATCGTTGGTGCTGGCAAAATCGGCACCATCCTATACACTTATATGGGATACTTGAATATTAATGTAGAATTTGCTGATATTAATCCCGCAAATTCTAGCTATTATACAACATCAGTGAATTTAAAAAATTCTCTTCAAATAAAAGAAATTTTAATTGAAGAGAACATTTCTTGTTTGATTAATACCAGTAGTGTTAATGATGTTAAATCAATATTGGCTGTCATAGAATTATGTAATGCTCTGAAAATAAATTATATAGATATCCATTATAATGAGCAAGTGGAAGAAGCGGTTGCATTATGGAATTTGGATATTAATGTGATATTAGGAACCGGGTTAGCCCCTGGAATAGTGAATCTTATAGCTGCTGATTTGGTTAATAACACAAAGTTAGAATATCCCCATTTGCTAGAAGCTCATGTCGGTAGCTTATCTAGAGATACCGACAATGCCATTTTGTTGGTTCCTACTTATGCAGTAGACGCACTGTGTGATGAATACAACAGTAAAGCTAAGTTTGTGAATAATGGACAGGTGACAGCATATGAACCATTTAAAAATGGTATGAAAAAAGACATAATAATTAATGATTTAAATTATGAGGCGTTTGTGACTGCCGGTGGGTTTTCAACATTCTTTGATACTTTCAAAGATAAGATACCTAATATAATTTATCGTAGCTTAAAAAAACCCGGACATTATGGTATTGTCTCAGAAAGATACGTCAGTAGGTCGTTTGTGGCACTTCCACCTAAAGACGCAGACGATATCTTAGTACAGTTCGACATGGGAAATTTCTATACTGATGTTGAAAACACCACTATAGAAAATGTAGATGATATTGTTATTATGTACGTCACTCTCGGCGGTCTAACAACCAATGGTATTTTTAGTACAGAATATACAAAATTAGTTTTTACGCGATCTGATTTCAAGTATGGTTCCGCTACAGATAATTTGATATCATTAGGAATAGTTACGGCGCTTCGGGCTATATTATTACAAGCGGTCAACAACAAGGGTATTGTAAAATATGAAGACATCCCTTATAATATACTAACATCTACTTTTGAAACATTTAATGTGAGGTTATAATGGGAAAATATCATGAAGTCTTGGGAATTGCTGAAGGTGCTACCGAGGCAGAAATTAATAGTGCGTTTAAAAAATTAGCAAAAAAATTTCACCCCGATGTTAATAAGGATGATCCAGAAGCAGAAAATAAATTCAAAGAAATAAATGAAGCTGCTGATGGGTTAAAAAAAGGAAAGAGTGGACCCGAAGATCAAAGACCACAAGGAAATCCCGGTGGTTTTGGTTGGGGCGGCACCCCATGGTCGGGCTTCCACGATGCGTTTCGGGATTTTGGAAGAAACCCACATTCACCATTTCAACAAACACAGGCACAGGTTCATGAGTCGGTGGCGGTTCCGTTAGAAACCTTTATCAAAGGTGGTGTTTATAAATTTGTAGTCAATGTAGGGATGCAAAAATTTGAACATGATATAACATTAGAGCCGGATACTGCTGTAGGTACTCTAGTGGTAATATCTTTACCGGAAATAAAAAATGTCGTGTTTAATATCCACCTATTACCAATATCCACTAATAACATAGAGATACATGGTATTAATCTGGTGATTCCGACGCGCATAAATGTATTTGATGCATTACTCGGTGTTGATAAAATTATAACATTACCTGATGATAAACAAATTAATATGACTGTACCATGTGGTGTTCAACCCAACACGCTATTAAGAGTGGTTGGAAAAGGGTTGCATCAAAATAATAAACGCGGGGACGTATTTATTAAGATAGAATTAGAAGTTCCTAGGATAAATGAGGAACAACGAGATAAAATAAAAGAATTTTTGGAAGAAACTGGGATTAATTAATCCCAGTTTCTTATTATCAACATCTAGCTATCATATGCCAATTTCACACAATATATTGTTAAATTGATTAATATACCCAGTCATTAAATATCTTGCCGCATCGGATAGATGCACCTATATAATATCAAAATGAAGGAAATAACCCACATGAATGACGTATCAGCACTCGCTGAAGCGAACGATGCTTTTTTGCCCATAACGAATAATCACCTACCTACTTTATACCAACATTATATATATTTGTCCCGTTATTCTCGCTGGCTTGATGACGAGGGTCGCCGCGAAACATGGACTGAAACTGTTTCGCGTTATTTCAATTTCATGCAAGAGCATCTAATTGAAAATAATAATTTCAACAGCGCGGATATCCGTGGCGAGCTTGAGGAAGCTGTCCTGAATTTATCCATTATGCCAAGTATGCGGGCATTAATGACGAGTGGACCGGCTTTGAAGCGCGAGAACATTGCGGGGTTCAACTGCGCTTTCGTCGCAGTCGATTCGCCTAGAGCGTTTGATGAGATTTTATACGTATTGATGAACGGCACTGGCGTCGGCTTTAGTGTTGAAGAAAAAAGCGTTAGACTTTTACCAATCGTCGCTGATGAATTTCATTCAACTGAAACTAAGATAGTCGTAGAAGATTCTAAAATTGGTTGGGCTAAAGCATTTAAGCAGCTTATAAGCCTGTTGTACGCTGGTGAGATTCCTTCGTGGGACGTTTCTAAGGTTAGAGCGGCAGGGTTCAGACTTAAAACATTTGGTGGTAGGGCATCAGGACCGGAACCCTTGGTTGGACTGTTTAAGTTTTCGGTAGAGCTTTTTAAGCGCAGTGCCGGGAGAAAACTGACAACGTTAGAATGTCATGATCTTGTTTGTAAGATTGCGGAGATTGTGGTTGTTGGTGGTGTGAGAAGAAGTGCGTTAATTTCCCTTTCTGATTTAAATGATGATCGTATGCGCTCGTCAAAGTCTGGTTTATGGTGGGAACAAAACGTGCAGCGCGCGTTAGCCAATAACTCTGCCGTCTATAATGGCAAGCCAGAGATTAAGCTTTTTATGAAAGAATGGTTATCGTTGGTGGAATCTGATTCC